TCAGGTCGAGCGGATCGCCAACACCACCGCCCGATCCTCGCTGGCCTCCTTGATCCGGGCAACGCGCCTGCGCTTCGAGTCCGCGCAGATTTCCCCGCAATACTTGTGATGTCCCTCGGGCAAGGGTTTGCCGCAGTTGATGCAGCGGGTCCGCTCGATCAGCGTTCCGGCCTCGATCACCCATTCCGGCTGTCCTTCGTTCCATGTCGGGCGCACCGCGCGAACACGCTTGAACGCCTCGTCCAGCAGTTCGCGGGCCATCAGGTCCGCGCTTTCCCAAGTCCAGCCCATCAGGCATAGGTCGCTGCGAATGCCGTGCCGCAAAGGCCCCTCAAGCCCGAACAGCGTCGCCGTTGCCCCGGCCTCGAAGGCCAGCCGGATCACCGCAGCCAGTTCACCGGCCAGAGCGTCAAAGCGGGCCTGCCCGAGACGCCCCCGCCGCGCCTCCCGTTCCCGCCCTTCCAGCTTTCGCTTCATCTTGGCTGCGGCGGGGGTCATCATCAGCATTATGCCGCACCGTCGTTCGTGCCCCAGTTGACCAAGGTCAGCGCCTTGTCGGTTTCGGCCGGATCGAGCCCGGCGGCCTTCGCTGCGGCCAGAGCCTCGATCACGGTTGCCGCCGCCCGCGCCCGCCCGCCTGCGTCATAGGCTTGCAGCGGCCGCAGACAGTCGATCACCACCGGCCCGCCCAGCTTCGCGGACGCTTCCTCGGCCATCAGCATGGCGAGAGGCTGCAAGACCCACTGCGCCAAATGGCGCTGCGCCTCCCTGACAACCGGACCTTGCGCCTCGGGAACGACCAGGGCGGGCAAGACCCCGAAGGCATTGCAGATCGCTGCCCGCGCCGCCGTCAACATCGCATCGGGCATCATGCCGGAAAGGTTCGGGGTCACGTCCTGCGGCTTCCAATCCTGCGTCGGGACCGGCCCGCCTGCCGCCGAAACGTTGACGGATTCCCGCACCAGCACGCGCCCGCGCCGCCCCCGGAAGCCCGCCCCGAGGGTTTCAAGATCCACCTCTTGGCTTTCGGGGAAGGGCACCACCTGAGAGCCCATCGGCGCGTTGCTATAGACCTCGGACAGGGCGGTTTCGATTTGGTGCAGCAGGCCCGCCGTCAGGCTGGATCGCCGCAACGGGGCCTGCCCCGCCCAGGGCTGCGCCGGATCGGGGGCGACGCGGAAATGCAGCACCTCGGCCGCCAGCGCGGTTTCGGTGGTGTTTCCGCCCGCCTCGGGCAGTGACAGACGATAGGCTCGAGGCTTACCGCCCCGCGTCGTCACCTCCCAATCGACCGCCGGGATAAGGTCGTCCCCGACGAAGAAGACAGCTTCGCCCCGCAGCGCCAGAGACCGCGCCGCGACCGCCAGCGCGTGACGGGTCAACAGGTCGGTGCCCTGAACGTCGGCCAGGGATAGCCCGCCCTCCCAGAGGGCGACGCATCCCTGCACCGTCGCCGTCAGTTCCGCGAGGCCCGACACGCCCGCGATATAGGCTTGCCGGGCGCCGATCAGCTGCGCCGTGTAGCCGGTGCTGGATCGGGTTTCGACGGGCTTGCGCTTGAAAGGCCACATGCTCACGCCCTCCTGTAAGGCCGCAGCAGGTCCGCCGCGCCCGAGTTCTGCAACGCCTTCGCCATGTGGGCGGGGTCGCGGTTGATGGTCTCGGAAAGCTGCCCCACGGAAGCCGACCAGGAACGTGCGCCCGCCGGAGTGTCCGCTTCGGCAGCGAGATAGGTCGCGAGCCGCTGCACCGCCGCCGCCACCGCCTCGGGCACCGGCCCGGCCCCTACCGTTGCCGTGATCCGATACGGCCCTTCAAGCGTCAGGTCATAGCCGTTCCAGGTCGCATCGGGGGAGGCCGCGATCCACGCCGAACCGTCCCAGATTTCCGCCGTCAGGTCGGCCACGGGGCGAAGCGGCGGAATCCACATGCCCGGCCCCTTCACCGTCCAGGTCACCGTGCGGGGGGCAAAGCGCCAGGCAATGTGATGCTCGACGCGCTGCCATGCCACCGGGGCCATCGTCAGCGCATCCCCGGTCAGTCCCGGGATTGCGGGATACGCCGAAGGCGCACCTTCCGTCTGAGCCATATACTCGATCATACGCGCCACCTTTTCAGGGGGTGGGTCAGGCCCTTAGGGGTGCGATCCCATTGGAAATGCCGAAGGTCTGCCTCGGTCTCGTGATAGGCTGGCCGCGTGACCATGGAGAGTTCGAAGAGGATCGCGGCGAAGATCGTTCGAATGAGCGCATTGCCTTCCTCAGGCGGTTCCTCGGTCACGTCCTCGGGTTTCTCGACAGCCTCGGGTGGGGCCACGCGAAACCCTGGGGAAATACCCGTGATGAGACCGGCGGCAAAGCCCGCAAGGAAGTCCTGCACCCAGCTGGCCCGCTGGATCTCGGGGGTCAGGACAGCTTCGAAGCTCAGCGCCTCCGCCGAGTCCTGCAACATCAGCGTCCCGGCCTTCCGGCTGGCAAGGGGGCGGTCGAAGGAATGGCACAGAAGAAGGTGAATATCGCGGTCGGGATCGTCCACCGCGAAGGAGAATGCATTGGGCGCGAATTGCTCTTTCTTCGGCCTGCGCCCCTTGCCTCCCGCGTCCAGAACCGCGCGCTTGCCATAAGGGAACCGCCCTGTCAGGCGGCGAGACCCATCCCCCGCCGCCCGCAGTTCCAGGCCCCCGTTGAAGACGGGGCTTTCCATCACGCCAGCTCCAGCCCGGTGACGAGTTCCAGCTGCGACGCGCGAGCCACCGTCACATCGGCGGTGGTCAGAGCCGTCAACCGAAGCCCGCCCGACTGCGCATCGCTGAACGGGTCGCGGATCAGATCCACAGCACCCCAAAGGCCGACGAAGACGGGCGAGACGCCGCCCGCCGCAGTCGTCAGCAGAACCGAGGTCTCTTTCGGGGTGCCCGCGGGCGCCGCGAGCGCGTTGGTCGTCTGCGCCACGCCGCCGAGTTGGGCGGTCATCCGCGCCCATTCGGTGATGCCGGTCCCTGCGAAAGCCTCGGCATCGTCCATGAAGGCCCAGAGTTCGGGGCGAACCAGCGCCTTGACCGCGCCGGGATCAGCGGCGGCATTGGCGGTCATGAACCGCACCACTGCCGCCCGCAGCGCCGCCCAAGACGCCGGGCCCGCCGCATCGGTGGACGTGATGCCATAGGTCGCCGCGCCGGTCACCACGCCCAGCGGCTGCCCGTTCGCTCCGGTGCCGAGGAAGATCGCCTTGTCCAGCTCGGCCGACATGGCGCCGTTCATGTCGCGGCGGATCGCCTGCTCCAGCGCCTCGCCCGATTGTTGCAGCGCCTTGCGCGTGATGCGCATATGCACGCCCAAGGTTTGCTCAGGTTTCAGCGCCTTGTCGGTTGTGGCGTAGGCGGTCGGGCCGGGAACCGAAGCCGTCTCGCCGTCCGCCCATCCCGCCGTGACGGCCGAGGTCGTCACCGGCCATTCGGTCGCGCCCGATCCGATCTGGATCATCTGCGCGCCCATCTTCGCCGCCACGGATGCCGGGAACAACCGGTCAATGATTGGCCGCGTGGTCATCGGGTCCGGGGTGCCGCTCGCCATCGTCTCACCGGCGCGGGTTTCCAGCGCCATGAGCGGAACCGGGATGCCGCGATAACCGCCCGCGTTGCGAAGCTCGGTCACGACTTCCGCCGTCTTGCCCGACAGCGCCCGGCCTTCGTCCAGGTGCAACGCGACTTGGCGAAGCTCGAAGCCCGCCACCAGATCGGCAAATTCCCGATCCGCGCGGGTCTCAAGATCTTTGCCCGCCTCGCGCCGTTCCTCGGTTTCCGCGATCAGCGCCGCGCGATACCGCGTCTCATTCGTCCGATATTCCGCATCGAGGCTTTCCATCGAACGGGTTTCATCGTCGGTCGGGCTGTCCTTCCCGACCAGTTCGGCCAGCTTCTGGCGGATCTCCGATTGCCGCCGCTGGATCTTCACGGAATCAAGCATTTGTCACTCCTGCTCGATAGGTTGGCGGCCCGTTTCACGGACCAGTTTTTTCCAAGCGTCTCGCTCGGGGTCGATCCGGCCGAGGCCGATTTCGATACGGGTTTTGCGAGCATGACAGCGCCCGCAAAGGCATTGCAGGTTGCCGAGGTCGAAGGGGGCGCCGCCGTCGCGCAGGGGCGTGATGTGGTCCACCTCAAGCCGCCCCTTGGCGCCGCACTCGACACACCGCCAGCCGTCGCGCCGCTTGGCCTCAAGCCGAACAGCCTTCCACCGTTGCGTGCGGTAGATCGCAGAACCGACACGGGGGAACCGTCCTAGACCCATGCCACGCGCCCCCCTCGGGCCTTCGGGGCGCCGGTCATGCGGACGCCTTGTGCCACCGCCAACACCGTGGCCGCCGCCGCGTCGATCCGGCCGAGGCTTCGAGCCTTGGCGAGTTTGTGGTTCCCAGCAGGGTCTACCAGCGTGATCGCGTCCGCGAAGGCAGAGCGCAGCAGAAGCGAGGGAACCGTTTTCACCTTCCCTTCAAAGAGTGCTCGCCGGAACCGCTCCACATCCTCGGAGCCGTCTTTCCACCCGAACCCGCGCCAGATGAACGGCACCCGATCAAGGCCAGCGTTCCGCAACGCCTCAAGAAACTCAGCATGTCGGAAACGGTCGCCGCAGATCGCCGCCGGAGCCTGCCCGTTCAACCGCTCGACAACGCTTGCCAGGAAACGGCCCACGGGCACGGTTGTCTCTCCCATCGTCACCAGCTCGCCCCGGTCGCACATTTCGACATAGCGCCGGGCCACGCCGTCAGCCTGCCCGCGATCCGCAAGGCCCGGTTTCGTGGGGAAGGCCGCCACACACTCAAGGCGCCCGGTCAGGGGCCAATACAGCGAAGCGGCGGACATGCTCCGCGAGCCGCCCAGGTCAACGCCAAGGATCACCGGCCCTTCCCGCTCGGGCAGAGCGTCGGGCGCGACTTCCGCGCTCATCCATTCGTCAACCGTGACCAACACCGACCGATCATCGGAGGCGACACGTTCATTCCGGTTGAGATTGCGGAAGGACGACAGCGCCGAACCGCCGCGCGCAATCGCCCGTCGCGCCTGCGCCTGTAGCCATTCCGGGGTTGAGCCGATACCCTCTTTCGCGCCGGGGTTGGCGATCAGCAGGCTTTCCAGATCGTCGGGCGGCAAGCCCGGTTCCGGCCGGTGTTCCTGCACATACGTTCCGGGGGGCGGTTCATCCAGCCAGCGGGAAAAGGTGTTGGCGTCGTCCGGGGCGGACGTGGAAATGATGAGCGCCCGGCCGTCGCGTTTCCCCAGGCCCGACAGGATTGCGTTCTCTAGGCTGTCGCCCTTCTCGCGTTCCCACGCCGCCCGCTCGTCGAGGATCGCCAGCGTCGGGGCGCCGCCGAGGATCGACTTGCCATCGGCCGCGATCACGCGCGCTAGCCCGCCGCCGTTCTCGGCCGTCTCCACTTCCAGCTTGCTACCGCGCCGGATCGTGAATTGTTCCTGTTCGTCCTCAGGCAGGCCCTCGATGAAGCCCACCAGGAAGCCGAAAGCGATCTTGGCTTGGTCCCGGTTCCGCGCGGCGAAAATGATCTCGCGTTTCGGCTGGGGCGCAATCTCGCCCATCAGGTGCCCGAGCGAGAGCCCGGCAGACAGAGCCGTCTTAGCGTTCCCGCGTCCGATGCTGAGACAGCCAACGGCCACGTCCTTCGCGAAGGCGCCCCGGATAAAGTCCTTCTGATAGCCCGCCAGCCTCAACCGCCGCCCGGCCGTGCGCCCCTCGGGCACGATCAGCCGGGGCAGGAACCGCAGCGCCGCCGAGGCTTCTTTCGACGCCCTAGCCACGATTTCCCCCGGATTTTTTCGGGAGTGAGAAAGGAAGAGCCCGCTCCGCGACGGCCTCCCCTCTCCCATGCGAAGCCATTGGGACCATTCTCAGCGCCTCCCGTGCAGGCGGTAGTGCATCACCGGCCCGCTGGGGTCGCTGCGGACGGGCTCGGCGTTGACAAGCGTGAACGTGCCCGCGTTGGTCGTGAGCTTGTCGTTCAGCGCGGGCGTCACGTCGGCATGGGGCAGCATGGCCGCCACGAGATCGCCAGCCTGTATCAGCGAACCCGTGCGATACTCCACGTCCGCTCCGGTCTCGATGATCTGCACCGCCCATGTCTCGGTCGTCACCGTGCCAGTCTCGCCGGGGCGGGTGCGCGTGTCAGTCGTCCGGGCCAGCGTGGCGGCACCGCCGAAGCGGGCCGTGAGACGGGCAGTCAAGGCGGAATGGCGTGGAGACATGTCACCCAAAAAGGTAAGCAATGCTGCCTTATATCATTGTCCAACATAGGTCAGTAAGAGTTACCTATATGCAGGAGACACACTACCGTCACCCGCTCCTTCCCCCCGCATGCAGGGGAAGGCCCTTCGCTGCCTCGATCCGTATCCGCGCGATGCCCGGTATCGGGGGCCAGCCGCCTTCCCGCAGGCTTTGCACCTGCCCCGGTCGTGGGAGCCGTCCCCGTTTCCGGTCCCCGGTCGTCGGCCTCACATAGCCTTTGCCGGTGGGTTTCGTTGTCGCGCATCTGAGCGGCCCAGAAGGAGCCGGTTCCGCTCGGGTCGGGTGATGTCCCCGGATCGTCATACCCCGTTGATCTGGCTCAACGGTCAAAGGCGAGGGCGGTTGATGGGATATGCCCGGCTCATGGTCCGGTCTGCTCACGATGGATGGACGCCCCCGCACCGCGCCCGAGGCACGGGGGCGAGGGTGGGTCAGTCGTCCCGGTGAACGGCCCGGTGATGCGCCCGGCAGAGCCACGTCACATCAAGGGGGCGGTCATAGTCGTCGTGGTGGGCTTCCGATTTCGGATCGCCGCAGACTTCGCAGGGCTGTCGTTCCAGCAGACCCAGGCGCATGGCGTTCCGCACCGTGAGGTGGGCGAGGTAGCTTCGCGGGTTCCGCTTCCGCCAACGCTGTTGCCGGGTCGGCCGCCGGGTGCTATCGTCTGCCTCGGTAGACTGATTTTTGCCCTCGGTCGCGGTTGCCGCCGCACCGGGGGTTTTCCTTGCCCCCATCATCGCGCCCCCTCGACAAAGCCGGTGAGGCCCGCATCGGTCAGGCGAAGACGCACTTGATTGGCGTGGCCGGGGCTGAGACAGTCGATGATTTCGACGGGCTCGCCGGGACGGTGCACGGTGATCGTCGTTCCACCGTCCCGTGTCTCGACGCGGTAAAAGCCGCGAGGCTTCAACGCCATGAGATCGTCAAGGCTCAGATCGCTTGCGGAAAACATCACGCCGCGACCCCCGCGCGGGTCTTCTCCCACGCTTCGATTTCGGACAGGCGCCAGCGGGCGCAGCCGGGGGTGAGTTTCACAACGCGGGGAAAGCCGGGCTGTTCTTTGGCCCAGCGCCACACGGTCGGGCGATGAACGCCCCAACGCGCGGCAAGGTCTTTATCGGAAAGGAAAGTTTCTTGCATCTGTCGCAGTCCTCAGTTTGACTAACGACAGGATGCGACAGGCGGCTCGGGTAATTCGTGGGGTCTTACCCTTTTTTCTTCGGGTTCCGCACCGACCCCTTAATCGTCTCTGAGCTCACTTTAAATTCTGCCGCAAGCATTTCGCGAATGCGCGTCCATGTTCTGCTCGGTTTCTCCCGGAACAGTTCGTTCGCCCGCTCCTGCGCTTTCTCGCCGTGCCGGTTCGCGAAGCTCCCGGAGGAGCGGATTGTTCGGCCCCGCTCGCTGGCTTTCAATTGACGCTCACCGCAAAGGGCTTTGTCTTCCCATTGAAATTTTACCTGAGCCAGCGCCCATTTCACGCCAGCATCAAAAGCATGTCGCGCAGCTAGGTCTGCGTTCTTATTTTCAATTTCAATTTTCGCGCAATCAATAGAGCATACAATAACATGAGCAAAGTCCGAAGGCGAATGCTCTGGCGTTTCCTCTGTATAAGGCTCATGGGCAAGAATTGACCTTGAAGTCTCATATGCCCGCTTTGACACCGCACCGAAGATGCCGCCGTATTTCTTAATATCGTCGTTCCATGTGCTCCATGACGCCCGCACCCTTTCCATATCCTCGCGGTTCCGCACGTCACCCATGTTCACTTCATACGAGGTGATGCCGGTGCCGAACTTCCACTTCTTCATCCTGCCGCCTCCATCTTGACCACCTTGGCCCCAGCCTCGCCCCGCAGGAACGCGCCCCATGCGGCCATCATTTGGCGCCGCCGGTCCAGCATGTCGGACCGCCGATAGGCCCTTTCCACGTCGCTGCCAACGGTATGGGCGAGCGCAATTTCGGCCATGTCGCGGGGATAGCCACGTTCGGCCGTCCAGTCGCGGAAGGTCGAGCGCAGTCCATGCGGGACAGCAGGGCGCCCGGATCGCGGGTCGAGATAGCCGCCCTCGCGCGCCTCGTTGATCCGCCTCATGCACGCCGAAAGCGCCATGTCCGACAGCATCCCGCCACGTGCCGCCGGGAAGGCATAGGAACTGCCCGCCATCCTCGGCAGGGCTTTCAGCAGCACCACCGCCTCGGCCGTCAGCGGCACGCGATGTTCCCGGCCTGCCTTCATCCGCTCTGCGGGTATCGTCCAGAGCCCCGCCGTGAGGTCAAATTCCTCCCATGTCGCCCCACGCACTTCGCCCGAGCGGGCAGCCGTCAAGGCCATCAACTCCAAGGCCCGCGTTGCCATGCCGTCCCGGCCGCGCAGGTCCGCGAACCAGTCGGGCGCATCGGCCAGCGCCAAGGCGGGATGGTGCGCGACCTTTGCCACCTTGCCGGGCTTGGGCAGGATCGCGTCGAGATTGCCCTTCCAACGGGCCGGATTGTCGCCCGTCCGGTGCCCGGCCACGGTCGCCCATGCCAGCACCGCCTCGATGCGCCCGCGCAGTCGGGATGCCGTCTCGGTCTTGCTCGTCCAGATCGGTTCAAGCGCCCGCTGCACGTCCGACACGGTGATTTCGTCCACCAGCATCGGCCCGAGCGCGGGCACCGCGTAGGCGTCCAGCGTGGATCGCCATTGGGCCTTGTGCTTTTCGTTGCGCAGTTCGCCCAACTTGGCGGCGCAGTATTTTTCAACCGCCTTGGCGAAGGTAAGCCCGCGCCGCTGTTGCGCCGCCAGAGCGGCCCGTGCGGCCTTGCGCTGTTCCACGGGGTCTATGCCCTGCCGGATCATGTCCCGCGCCTCCCGCGCCCGCTCGCGAGCTTGGGCAAGAGTTACGTCAGGATAGCCACCAAGACCAATGTCTCGCCGCTTGGCCCCCACTGTCGCGCGCAGGATCCACGACTTGGCGCCGGTCGGGGCTACCTGCATCATCAGCCCCGAGACGCCGCCCACCGCGAAAACCGCGTTGCGCCCCCGGCCGGGGTGTTCCAGCCGCTTCACGTCTAGGGCCGAAAGTTCCTTCGCCTTCCTCGGCACGGTTCGAGGCCCCCTTCTCTGCGCCCAACGTAAAACCCATCAAAAAGCATGGCATTGGACGTTACGGATTGCAACAGGGGGATACAGGGGGACGCTATATTTTGTTGGGAGACGGGGCAATAATGCGCCGGGGTGCTACATGCTGATACAGGGCAAGGGCTGCCTGTCTCTCCGCCACTCGCCCTCGCGAAAGCGTTCTCCCGATCCGGCTGCGGCCGGAGTTTCTCGTTGTATTAGAGGGTTATGCGGGAGGGGCTGAGCACTGGCCTCGTCGCCAGAAGGCCCGGAAGCGGTCTCTGAGGGCCGATATTCTCCGGACCTCATGACTGCGCCGATTTGGTGAATAGATTTCAAGTATCTGGAATTGCTATATTTTTCTGAGGCTGCGGCTGAACACTTCGATTTCAGGGTCGCGCGTCGAGAAGGAACCGAAATCGAACCTATGCATAGTCGAAGTATCAGTCGGACCCTGGCAAAAGGGATAGCCCGAGTTCTTTCAGGAACGAGTTGTGTCTCGAAGTTGCCTCTCGGATCTGGTTTCCGATGTCGAGCAACTCCTTCTGCGTAGAGCCCAAATCGATCTCTACCTCGTCAACGGCGGTACTGATGTATCGCGAGATGTTGAGGTTGTAGCCTTCTTGAGCGATGCGCTCCATGCTCACGCGCTTCGAGTAGCGGTCCTCTTCCTTGCGGAACTGGTACGTTTCAATGATCTTGCCGATGTGCTCATCCGTCAGCTGGTTCTGACGCTTGCCCTTCGCAAAGTGCTCCGCCGCGTTGATGAACAGGACGTCATCCGGCTTTTTGCACTTCTTTAGGACGAGAATGCAGACCGGGATGCCGGTCGAGTAGAATAGGTTCGCTGGCAGGCCGATTACCGTGTCTATGTGACCGTCCTTCAACAGCTTCGTCCGGATGCGCTCCTCTGCCCCACCCCGGAAAAGCACGCCGTGAGGGAGGATGATGGCCATAACGCCCTCATCTTTCAGGTAGTGAAACCCGTGCAGCAGGAAGGCGAAGTCGGCGGCCGACTTGGGCGCAAGCCCGTAGTTCTTGAACCGCACATCATCGCCCATCGCTTCGGTCGGCTCCCAGCGGAAACTGAACGGCGGGTTTGCCACCACGGCATCGAAAGAGGGCTTCTTGGCGGGGTTCAGTTCGCGCAGGATATCCCAATCATTGGCCAGAGTATCGCCGTGGTAGATTTCAAATTCGGTGTCCTTCACCCCATGCAGCAGCATGTTCATGCGGGCGAGGTTGTAGGTCGTGATGTTGCTTTCCTGACCGAATATCTTGCCAATGCCATGCGTGCCCATCCGCTTGCGAACGTTCAGCAAGAGCGAGCCCGATCCGCAAGCAAAGTCCAAGACGCTAGCCAATCGGTCCTTTTGGCCCGTCGCGGGTTCCTGGCTGTCCAAGGTCACGATCGCCGATAGAATGTCGGAAATCTGCTGCGGGGTGTAGAACTCGCCCGCCTTCTTGCCCGAACCGGCGGCGAACTGTCCGATCAGGTACTCATAAGCATCGCCAAGATGATCCACCTCGGACGAGAACTCGGCCAACCCGCGGGCGATCTCGGCGATGATCGAACACAGTTTTTTGTTCTTGTCCGCCTGCGTCTTGCCCAGCTTTTCCGAGTAAAGGTTGATCTCGGAGAACAGGCCACCGAAGGTGCTCTGGAAGGACTCTGTTTCAATATACTTGAAACCTCTGTCTAGCGTCAGCAGTAGCTCATCGCTTTGTATACGGGCAAGGTCGGCAATGTTGTTCCACAGATAGGGTGGCTGGATTACATAGTGCACCTTGCGGCGCATCTGCTTTTCAAATTCAGCCACATCGTCTGGATTACGCCGATACCAGAGCTGCAATGGAGTCGCGATGTCCGACTGCCTCGGATCTGCAACATCCAGTGGCATCTCTTCGATGCTCCGTGCGCTCTGCCGAGCTTTCGCAGCCTTCTCGGCTGCTTCGGCCCTCAGGGCGGAAACCCGTGCTCGTTCAGCCGCAACGTCCGAGTCACTTGGATAGTCCCCCCCCAGCTCTCGCTTCGCTGCCGCCTCGTAGTTGTCCGACAAGTAGCGCAGGAACAGGAAGGACAGCATGTAATCGCGAAAGTCGTCCGCGTTCATCGCTCCGCGCAGCGTGTCGGCGATGTTCCAGAGCGTCTTGCCCAGTTGCTTTTGGATTTGGTCGTTCATTGTGCGGGTGCTTCCTCAGGGGCGTCGACAGGCGCAAGTGCGGGTGCGGGCGCATGAAGGACAAAGTTGTACTTGTCCTTCAAGCCCACGAAAACCCTGTCAAAAAGTTCTCGTGAGTCCTGCTCCAGGATTTCGCCTTCGAAGTAATACACCTTCTTATGCGAAAGCGTGTTGATGACACGCGCGACATCCTCGGGATCGCTGATGCCTATTTCTCTCAGGACATAGCCAAACTGGCCAACTCCAAGGAACGACGCGACATTCTCCAACACCTGACGCAGCAGCGCGAAGTGAAATGCCCGTACCTCATTTGCTGCCCACGCTTGTTCAAGCAGTTGCAGAAGGCGCAAGTGGTAAAGCAACACGTCGTTGTTCGGGCTCTCCAACGCAAGCTCACCATTTTTAGCGCTTAGAATGCCAATTTTCGCATGCTTCTTGAACTTATCAGCCTTCTCACCCTTCTTCAGCCAATCGGCTAGGATCGCGAAAAACCCAAGGTGATGCGTCGTGATGATGAACTTGCGCTTCTGGAAGTGGTCTTCGATCAAATCGAACAGGGTTGAAGCGGTGATGAAGATGTTATGATCATCCAGGCTGGAAACCGGATCATCGATAAAGAAGTGGGATGCCTGCTGGTCTGCCCATCCATCCACCTCGAAAAGCGCGAGGAAGAAGCACCAGACGAAAATCCGCTCTTCCCCGCGAGAAATCTTGAAGGGGACTTTTGTGACGATGTTGGCGTCATCGGGGTCAGGAACTTCCTGAAAGAACGACACCGCTTGAATGCCATCCTGTGGGTCGTCGTAGTAAAGAAACTCAAAACGATAGCCCGGCTTGAAGCGGTTCAGCTTATCGCGCACGTTGTCTTCGGTCAGCGCGCTGTGGAACTTGTTCAGGCTGCACTTGCGGATATCCAACTGAATGGGCGTTCCATCGTTCTCGGGATCGTTCTGCCAGACGAACAGATCCTCGCTGTAGGCGTTGTAATAGACACCTGAGTGCGTGCCTGCCTCGTCTTTGGTCGCATCCTTGTAGGCGACCGAAAGCCGCGTCTTGCCGGTTGCGTTGAACGCATAGACCAAAACGATCTTTTCTTTTGCTTTCAGGAGGGTGTCAGCAATGTCGGAGTGGTTCATGAATCTTTTTCTTCAATGGTTGGGAAAAGCTGCTGCATTAGCCCCTTCTTGTGCGCGGCCAACGTGTCGAGCTTTCGCGTCTCGGCAGAAATGAGGTCGTCGAGGGAGCTGAGGCAGTCGGCGATGCGCTGTTGTTCGTCAGTCGTGGTTGGAACAAAAACAACAATGTCGCCGATCTTGGTTGGCGAGGTGTGACGGACTTTCGCTCCAGATGCCGTGTCATGGATCGCTTTTCGAACCGGGAGCGTATTAAGTACGTGGAAAAAGAACTCGTTCAACCAAGCAACTCCAGGCCTTTTTGTCACCAGGCCAAGTCTTTGATTATGTAGAAACTTGTCAGACTGGGGAACGAGAGCCGGACTGCCAAGCAAACCAGCCGCCTGTTCGGTCATGGCAATCAGCATGTCTCCCTCGTTGAGCACATATTCACGCGGAATTTCGCCGTTGAAGTATTTCTGTTTCTCGCCTCGATCGCGGTATCCGCCCTCCTCGTAGAAGTTACCGGGTGTGAGGAGAACATAGTCACCTTCATTGCTGAAGAACTCACTTTGGAAAGCGTAGCCGTGCTTTATCTCACAGAGCTCGGAGAACGTACTTCTTTCCCAACCACCCGTCCCTTCAAACTCAGGGAAGCGGAGGCGGGGTTGGGTTTCGCCTTCCTGGGGGAAAAGCTGCTGCATCAGGCCCTTCTTGTGGGCCCTCAGCGCCTCCACCTTCCGACCTTGCGCCTCGATCAGCGCGTCAGCTGAGTCCAGACAGTCGGCGATCTTTTGTTGTTCCTTGAGAGAATTTGGACCGGCTGGGACCGGCACGGGCAAAGCCAAGAGATCAGTGTTGTTGATGCTGAGAGAGCCATGAGCGCGGGCTCCAATTTCAATGAACTTCCGCAACCACCGCCCGTGCAGATTGCCAAGAAACAGGTAGTTCAAATACTTCGGGGAAGTCGCCTCGCCTTTGATGCGGAAGCAAGTGAATATGCTGTTGGGGACGGCAGCAAGCTTTTCACCGGTGTAAAGCGCGATAAATCCCTCGGGGTATTCTTTTGTCGCGCTCTTGTTGTAGGCAAAGTCATTCTTCTGGAGAAGCAAGTAGTTCTTGTAAGAATCACCCGCGATGATCCGCCCGAACTTCTCCATTTGGCTGACAAGGCCAACGCCGGAAGTGATGCTCATCGGGACACAGGTCTTGTCCCCGACCTTCTTGGTGCTGATCGACGCGACAGAGCCAAGGGAAACATTCTCCCAAGCCCCAGCATCCTGAAACTCGGGAAAACGCCGTTCAGGCACGAACGCAGCCCCGCCGCCCGTCGCGGCAGACGATTTCAGCTTACTGCTCATATGCACTCAGCCCCGAAATCTCACGCCCACCGGCGCGCTTCAACAGCAGCGGCATCAGGTCGGCCATCAGGTCCAGTTCCTTCACCCGCCGTGCCTTCCAGTTCAGGCCAAGGGGCCCCATCAGGTCGGTCAGCGCCTCGCCATCAAAGATCATGCGTTGCAAGATGGTGTCGACAAAGCCTTGCAACGCTTCGGTCGCCAGCCCGTGCTTGCCCGCGATGCTTGCCAGTTCCGCCGCGTGCTTCTCCGCCTTGAATCGACTGTAACCGTCGCGGATGACCCTTTCGCTTAGTCCCTCGCCCGCCTTGAGGGTGTTGATATAGGCCGCGATATCCTCGCGCTCATCCATGAACTTGGCATCTGACTGGATCAGGCCGATCAATTCCTCGCGGCTCATCTTCTGCTTGCCAGGTGTTGCCTCGGAATAGCGAGCGATCAGACCCATGATGTAGTCATAATCGATGACGGCCGAGGCGAAGAGGACGAATTCGAAGTCCAGTTGGTCGGCGTCCTGGCTCGGCGCGCCATCGCCCTGATCATGGCCCTTGCCCTGCTGGGCCCTAAGGCGTTGGGCCGTTTCGAGATACGCACCGCGGAAGCCAAGCAGGTTTTCGCGCGGCAGGACCTGCTCGATATCATCGCGGTTTTCTTCGGTCAGGTCGGTGTACTGGTCAAGCTGGGTCTTGAGGCGCTGGACCTCTTTGAAGTGTTCAATGAACGCCGCGCGGGCCGCATCGCCCTTGAGCTTCGGCACCGCATCCGGGGCGCAGTCGAGGCCCTGCGATTTCATGAAGGAATCGAGATTCTGCACCGCGGTTTCTAGCTTCTGGATGACCACGGGCGCCTTGTCGACCAGCCAGATTTCTCGGGCTTTCTCGGCGGCGGCCTCGCCTGAGAACAGCGCAATGGCGGCATCGACCGCGCCCTGTTGCTGGCGGAAGTCGAGGATGTTGCCATAGGGCTTGGTGGCGTTCAGCACCCGGTTCGTGCGCGAGAAGGCCTGGATCAGTCCGTGATGCTTCAGGTTCTTGTCGACGTAGAGGGTGTTCAGGAACTTAGAGTCAAAGCCGGTCAGCAGCATGTCGACGACAATCGTGATGTCGATCTTGTGGTGTGGTTGGTTCGGGTAAGCCTTCTTGAGGTCAGCATCCGGCCATTGCTGGTCTTTGATGCGCTTCTGCACGTCCTGATAATACAGGTCGAATTCGCCGATCTTGTGGTTGGTGCCGTAATGGGCGTTGTAGTCGGCGAGGATGGCTTTCAGCGCCTCCTTCTTCTTATCGGGTTCAACCGCGTTGTCTTCCTTCTCCTGCGGCAGGTCCTCCTGGATCTGCTTTACGTCCGGATTGCCCTCGGCAGGCGGGGAGAAGACGCAGGCGATGTTCAGCGGTTGGAAGCTGGGATCGGCGGCCAGCTTCTCGGCCTGCACGGTCTTGAAGAGTGCGTGATATTCGATGGCGTCATTGATCGACGATGTGGCAAGCAGGGCGTTGAAACGACGCTGACCAGTGGCTTGGTCATGCTTGGCGAGGATCGCCTCGATTACGGCCCGTTTCGCCAGGGGTTCGCCCGGCTTGGGCAGGGTTTTGCCCTGTGGCTTGAAGTAGTCCACATGGAACCGAAGGACGTTGCCGTCTTCGATGGCGTGGGTGATCGTGTAGGTGTGAAGGCGCCGCTGGAAGAGGTCGTCCGTCGTCTTCATGCTGGCTTGGGTGTCTTCGATCTTCTGCTGGGCGGCGTTTTGGTCGAAGATGGGCGTTCCCGTAAAACCGAAGAGCTGGGCGCGCGGGAAGAACTCCTTGATGGCCCTGTGGTTCTCGCCGAACTGGGAACGGTGGCATTCGTCAAAGATGAAGGCGATACGCTTGTCGCGCAGGGGTTCTAGCTGTTCTTTGAAGCTCTTCTTGCCGTCCTTCTTCTGCTGCTTGTTGCGCTTGCTGTTCTCGTCCAACGCGAGCCCCAGCTTCTGGATCGTGCAAACGATGACCTTGTCGGCGTAATCATCCGAAACAAGCCGGCGAACAAGGGAAGCGGTGTTGGTGTTTTCTTCGACGCAGCCTTCCTGAAACTTGTTGAACTCCTCGCGCGTCTGTCTATCGAGGTCCTTGCGGTCCACAACGAAGAGGCACTTCTCGATGTCGGGATTGTCCTTCAAAAGCGTTGACGCTTTGAAAGAGGTAAGCGTCTTGCCGCTGCCAGTCGTGTGCCAAATGTAGCCATTGCCGCAGTCTTGGGCGATGGAGTCGACAATCGCCTTCACCGCATAGACTTGATACGGCCGCATCATCAGGAGCTTTTGCTCGCTTGCGACAAGAACCATGTAGCGGCTGATCGTCTGGCCGAGGGTGCACTTCGCAAGAAACGTCTCGGCGAAGCTGTCGAGGTGTACAACCTTCGCGTTGTCGACATCCGCGAACTCATAGACTGGCAGAAAGCGCTCGTCGGCATTGAAGGCAAAATGGCGCGTATTGTTGTTCGAGAAGTAGAACGTTCTATCACGATTACTTACAATGAACAGCTGCAGAAAGCACAGAATTGTCCTAGTATAGCCGTTCCCCGGGTCATTCTTGTATTCGACTATCTGCTCCATGGCACGACGCGGGCTTATGCCGAGAGTCTTGAGTTCGATCTGAACGACTGGCACGCCGTTGATCAGGAGAATGACGTCATAGCGATGGTGGCTGTTGTCCGTATTAATACGGAGCTGATTGACCACCTCAAAGGAATTCTTGCACCAGTCCTTTATGTTAACGAGCGTGTAGTTCAGCGGCGTGCCGTCATCGCGGGTGAAATTGCTCCGCTCTCGTAAGATTCGAGCTGCTGTGAAAACGTCTGGGGTAACGATTTCATCGAGCAGCCGCTGAAACTCACTATCGGTAAGCGTCACGCGATTCAGTTGTTCGAACTTCCGCCTGAAGTTCTCTTCCAGCGTGGCCCGATCACGGATATCGGGGCGATATTCATATTTGAGATCTCTTAGCTTGGCGACCAGATCCTCTTCAAGATCGCGTTCAGCTTTGCTCATTGTCGTTGCAGCATTCATCGCGTGAACAGTCCCATCGAACAGAACAAGGTGTCTGAAATCGGGTCGAAACCTTTATCCAAAAGATGCCCTGCACCGCAGGGGCCCTCGATAGTCTTCGTGCCAATATTTTTCTTAATCAATCGTCCGCCCCGTCGGCTTTATCGGAGCTGTTTTGTTGTCCGTTTTCAATACCTTTCAGGCGATCGTACTCTTCGACCGCCATCACTACAACGACCGGTCGTCCGTGCTTTGCAACTGCGACAGGCCCAGCCCGGGCGAGATCAATCAGTCGGCCGAAGCCGTACTTCGCGTCTTTCGCGCTCAGGGTCTGCATCTCACTCCCCGCCCTTGGCCTTTCGTATTATTGGCCATTTTGGCCCAATGAAGCAATAGGAGTTGCTGCGCGGGATGTAGGAAATCAGATGGTCAGGTGTGGCCGAAGGTGCTCTTCTGTTCGTTCCAGCTATGCGGAAACGGTTCAAGCACACGCGCCAGCGTCACCACCGGGCCCGGCTTCCCGTCCAGGATCGCCTCGACGATGTCGGGCGCGATTAGGGTTAGGCGCAGAACGCGGGTCATGTACGACGGCGCGATCCCCTCGCGCTCGGCCAGTTCGGCGACGGTCGCGAACTCGCCCGACTCCAGCATGCGCTTCCAGCGGAAAGCGCGGGCCAGAGCCTTGACCAGCGCGCTATCGATCTTGCGCGGTCGCGCTGAGCCCTCGGGCATCTGCATCTCCTTCCGTCCACCGCGCTTCACAACGCGGAACGGGACGTAGAGCGTCACAGTCTCGGGGATCGGCGACCCACGGCTCATGCGGCCTCTCCGATACTGCCAGCCAGCATTTCGCGCGCGAGTCCGCTGAGGCCATCAACGCGCAGCCGGACGTTCAACCCGTCCGTGCCGATGTCCACGCGCTCAACCATCAGCGCCACGATGCGCGCCTGCTCGGCGGGGAAGAGTTCCTCCCACAGCGGGTCGATCTGCTGCAGGGCTACGCGAGCCTCGGCCTCAGTAATGTCGGCGGCATGGGCGCAGGCGGCCTTCCACGTGCCCGCCACGATCTCCGGCTGGCGAAACACAGTGCGAAGCTGGTCGATGACCGCGGCCTCGATCGCGCCCGCTGGCACGCGACCCACCGGGCAGGATCCGGCACCGTGCTTCAACACCGCTTGGCTGACATAGTAGCGGTAGAGCCGGTCGCCCTTGCGCGTGTGGGTCGGTGAGAAGGCGGCGCCATCGGGCCCGAACAGTAGCCCCTTCAGCAGGGCGGGCGTGTCGGCGCGTGTGCGGGCGGCGCGCTTCCGGGGGCTCTCCTGCAGGATCGCATGGACACGGTCCCATGTCTCGCGATCGACGATGGCGTCGTGCTCGCCGGGATAGCTCTCGCCCTTGTGCACTGCCTCGCCGATATAGGCGCGGTTGCTGAGGATCCGATAGGTGTATTTTTTGTCGATCCGGTTGCCGCGTGGCGTCCGGATGCCGCGTGTGCCAACCTCTCGCGCCAGTTCCGTGCACGACCCGATCTCAAGAAAGCGCGCGAAGATCCAACGAACCTGTGCTGCGGCCTCCAAGTCGACCACCAGCTTCCGGTTCTCGACGCGGTAACCGTATGGTGGCACCCCGCCCATCCACATGCCCTTCTTCCGGCTGGCGGCGACCTTGTCGCGGATGCGCTCGGCCGTCACTTCGCGCTCGAATTGGGCGAACGACAGCAGGATGTTCAGCGTCAGCCGCCCCATCGAGGTGGTCGTGTTGAACGACTGCGTGACCGAGACGAACGTCACGCCGTTCCTGTCGAATACCTCTACCAGCTTGGCAAAGTCGGCGAGCGAACGGCTGAGGCGGTCGATCTTGTAGACGACGACCACGTCGACCAGCCCGTCCTCGATGTCCTCCAGCAGCCGCTTGAGGCCGGGCCGTTCCAGCGTGCCGCCGGAGATGCCGCCGTCGTCATACTGATCGCGGACAAGTACCCAGCCCTCGGACCGCTGGCTGGCGATGTACGCCTCACAGGCTTCGCGTTGGGCGTGCAGGCTGTTGAACTCCTGCTCCAGCCCTTCCTCGGAGGATTTCCGAGTGTAGATCGCGCAGCGCAGTTTCCGGACCATTCCTGATTTCGCAGGGGCCTTCGTCATGTCCGCGCCCTCCGATTCTTGAGGCCGAAGAACACCCAGCCATTCCAGCGCGTGCCCGTGATGGCGCGCGCGATAGCGGACAGCGACTTGTACGGCCGCCCCTGCCATTCGAAGCCGTCGGCCGTGACGGTGACGATCTGCTCGACGCCCTGCCATTCGCGCAGGAGGCGCGTGCCGGTGATCGGGCGGTCGCGATCGGCACGGATGCTGCGCTTCTTGCTGTCGCCGCCGTCCAGTTCCTCGCCCAGCCGCTCAAGGCGCCGGATCGTCTCCGGCTTCAGCCCGCCATAGGCGAGCTCCTGGATGCGATAGGCCAGCCGGCTTTCGAGGTAGCGGCGATTGAAAGGTGGTGGCTCGCTGTCGAACAGCTCGCGCCACTGTTGCTTCAGGTCAGGCGTCGGCGTGGTCTTGAGCGCGGCCAGGCGCGCGGGGATCGGATCGTGGGTCGTCATGCGGTTCTCCGGTGAGTTGGAGTTGCATGACGGCATTGGTCGGTCGGAGAGTGTAGGCAAATTTCTCCAGTATCGTCAGGGTGTTCGTCTCGCTCTCGCATCCGCAACCGAACCAGCCCAATCGCCAGCAGGCGGCAGAGTTCGGTGCGGCGCTCGGGGGGCGTCATCTGGTCGGGTGGCAGTGGGTTCGACCCCAGCCGCGGATATGTCGGTGCGTTTCGCATGGGGGAAACGCTACCCGCGCACCCTCTGAAAACAACCGGAATCAATGGCTTATGGGAGTTCCGCGTAAGCCTGCGCAGAGGATGGGAACCGGCGGAGCCTCAGTGACGGGTCGCCGGCGCGACCTCGGCATCGGTGTCGAGAACCAGCGCCGATCGCCAGAGCGGTGTCTTGACGAACAGCGCATCCTCCGACCGGTACCGGCTGGCGCCGTCCTGCTTCTCCAGAAGGCCGGCCCAGCAGAGTGGGCGTAGCACCTGGACGTAGAGGCTGCTCATCATGGTGTCGAACCCGACCTCCGGCTCGCCATAGAAGACGCGCCGGAGGTCGGCGCCTGTCGCGCCGTCCTCGGTTTCTACGTTCAGCACATTCAGGAAGACGTCCCAGTTGCCGAGGATCGGCGCATCGTCGAAGCGTGACATGCTGGCGTGGTTGAGGCGGAACAGGAAAAACGGGACGACCGTGCCGAAGATCCGACCTGGATGGCCGACCAACGCCTGGCCTGCCTTGGTCAGGCGGAACTCGCCCTTGTAGTGTCGGCCGAGCTTCATCGCGATCATCAGGTCATGCAGCACCATGAGGGGGGCGAAGTCGGGCTCGTTCAGCACCTTGTTGACGGCGAAGAGGTCCGCCTCTGTGTGGCCTGGCCAGTCAAACTCGGCCGCGGCCCAGTGCACGAAGATCCGTTTGAACGCCTTGGACGGCGTCAGGGGGATGCCGCCGTGCTCGCCGATCCAGGCGGAGGTCTTCGCGATCCCGCGGACCAGCGGCGAGAACGCCAGCGACGGATCGGCATCGTCGATCTCCCGAAACGCGATCATGATCGCCGATCCTTGCGCGCCAGATCAGCCATGGCCTTGCTCAGCAGATGTCGCGGGATGCTGACCAGCGCGAAGCGTTTCTTGTCCGATGGCGCCACATCATGGGGCGCCTCGATCACCAGTTCGACGTGATCCTCGCTGGCGTGCAGTTCCAAAGTGATGTCGGCGTCTTCGAAATCCACTTCGTGGCGGCGACCATTTCGGCCCCGGATGATGACGTGCGCCATGCTCAGATCTCCCGCGCGAACCAGCGGATGCGGCCGACGATATGAATCTCGTCGGCCGTTCTTTCGTATTCGGGATAGTGCTTGTTGTCGGAAATCACGCGAACCGTTGGCGGATCGCTGTTGGCGATGTGCTCGAGCCGCTTGGCGACGAGTCCCATGCCGTCGTCGAGAACAAAGATGCCCGGCGGGTTCGGGGCGCGGCGCGTCATGTCAACGAGAACCGTGTCGCCGTCGAGCAGCGTCGGGGCCATGCTGTCGCCCTCGACATGCATGATGCGGAGCTGGGACGGGGTGGCCTTGAGGCTGTTCCGGATCCAGGAGCGCCGGAAGTGGTAGGCGCGCTCGGCGCTGTCGCCATGGTCCTCGACAACAGCGCCACCGCCCATCGACGGACGAGGGCTTGCATGCGCGATCGAGACGAAGGTCTCGTCCGGGTTCTCGATGAAGGGCGACGGGCCCTCGACCTCGCCGATGCCGTGGATCAGCCAGTCGCGGTCCACCTTCAGCACGCGGGCAACTTCGGCCAGCCGGTCGATGCTCGGGCGCGCGGAGCGGCCGCGCAGGATGTCGTAGACAAAGGAGCGGTTCACGCCGGCCATCTCGGCGACGTGGGCGGGACTGATGCCAAGCTGGTTGGCCCGGGCCCTGAGGCGGTCGGAAAGCGTGTGGTGCTCGGTCATGACATCCCCACCCAGCTGTGGATGAAATAGGATAAAATCGGATTGATCGAGGCCCGTCAAGCGAATAAGAACAGAAGGTAAACATCTTACACGGGAATCGGCACGGAGGGCAGTGAATGCACATTGACAAATTGTACTTCACGCTCCCCGAGATCCTCGACCGGTGGCAGATCACGGAAGCGGACCTGATCTACCTCGCGGAGAACGACAAGCTCCGCCTGTCGGTGCGGGTGTTCGGCGTGCCCATGGAGTTCGGCGACTACGAGGAAGGTGCGGACGGCGAACCCTGCCGGGTGCCGTGGGAGCAGAACTACTACAGCGGCCTGCTCGATCTCCATGCCCGCGATGTGTTCCAGCTTTTCCGGTGCGGTGAGGTTCATCTCGCGAGTTTTCGGACGCCGAGGGCCGACTACGCGGAGACCTGGGGCGATGCGCAGCCCGTCCTCGTCATGATCGGCGACCTGCTGCTAAGGCGCGATGAACGCGACCGTTTCGAGGTCGAGACCGGGTTCTCGCCCGGCGGACAGCCGATGGAGGAGGCCACCTTCATCCACTCGGCCGACTATCTCGAGGTTCGCTGCGACGGCTGCCGGTTCAAGCTGGGCCCGATCCAGGCGGAGGTCGTGCGCGCGCTGCACGAGGCAGCGCAGGCCGGCGCGCCCTGGCAGAACGGCAAGGCGATTCTGTCGCGCGCCGGCTCTAAGAGCCTGCGCATGGCCGACGTCTTCAAGTCGCAGAAGGACTGGCGGCATCTGATCCGCTCCGACCGGCGCGGCGGATACCGTCTGAATCTCGACTGAGCGATCCCCGTCCGCCCGGTCCCTGTGGGATCGGGAGGGGGATGGGTGAGGGATGGCGGCGCCCCGTCAACGGCCAAGAGCCAGTCCTGCAAGGACCGACTGATCCCCCTCCGCATCCCCCGCCAGTCCCCACGACATCCCACACCGTAATTGCGCACTGTCTCCTCAACGACGACACGAGAGGAGACACCGATGCTGCAGAGGCATTGCCTGAACCAGAAGGAGCTGGCCCGGCGCTGGGGGATCTCCCACCGGACGCTGGAACGCTGGCGCTACAACGGCCAGGGGCCGGCCTTCCTCAAGCTCGGCGGACGCGTGCTCTACCGGCTCGCCGATATCGAAGCCTTCGAGCAGAGCCAGCTGCAGCGTGCCCTGAAAATCAGCGAGGCGGTCGCGCGCGTCGGTCATTCGCCCCGTCGGCTGACCGCTGACCCCGCGCGGGCCGCACGGGTATGCTGATGGTCGCCGCAACCCCGATCGGCGCCCGCGTGGCGACGCCGAAGCTCACCGATGTCGAGCTCTACGCCTGGATCGCACAGGCCGAGGCTGGCGCCCGGATCGAGTATCACCGCGGCTTTCTCGGGATCGACGTCACGCCGGTGATCTCGACCCTGCCGGAGCCCGAGCGCCGCCAGCTCGCCGACCTCGGTCAGGCCGCGCTGGGCGCCTTCGAGAAGGGCCTCGTCCACCTCGTGCAGGAGCGCGTGGGCCCCGACCACTTCGCCTACATCGCCGTCGCGCGACCCAGACCCAGAGCCGCCAACGCCTCGCTCTCGGCGCTGCTCCTCGAAGAGCGCGCCGCGTGATGGCTTTGCCATTCCCTTCCAACGGAGACCCCGCCATGCCGCACCCCGACAATGCCCCCCGCCTCATTGACCTCGAAGGTCTCGCCCTCGGCGACATCGCGGCGCTGCCGCCTGAGATGCTGCTGGATCTGCAGACGACGGCGCTCGCCGAGACCGCCCGCGTGAAGCGGCTGCGGGACCGGCTCGAGGCCGGGATCGCGCAGCGCTTCGAGGCCGCCGTCGCGGCCGAGCGGGCCGCGCAGGGCAAGACCAGCGGCACCGTTCGGGTCGAGGACGAGGGCGTCGTGATCGTCGCGGACCTGCCGAAGAAGGTCTCCTGGGATCAGGACCGGCTTGCCGCCATGGCCGAGCGCATCCGCGCCGGCGGCGACGATCCGACCGAGTATCTCGAGATCGCCTACCGCGTGCCCGAGCGGCGCTTCGGCGCCTGGCCCGCGGCGATGCGCGAGGGCTTCGCGGACGCGCGCAGCGAGACCACCGGCAAACCCGTCTTCCGGCTCGAGGCTCGAGACCGGTGACGCGCGGCGGCGGGACGCCCGCACGGCAACGCCGGGCAGGTTCCCCTTCGGCACCCGGTCACCCCCGCCGCCGCGCACCCTGAACGCAACTCCCGGAGAACCCCATGGCCTTCCGCATCATCACCGCCGACGAACGGCTCTCGACCGCCGAGAACAAGACGTCCCTAGCCATCTTCGGCCCGCCCGGCGTCGGCAAGACGACGCTCCTGAAATCCCTGCCCGCCGAGGAGACGGTCTGTCTCGATCTCGAGGCCGGCATGAAGTCGGTGCAGGACTGGCGCGGGGACTCGATCCCGGTGCGCAGCTTCACCGATTTCCGCGACCTCGCCGTGCTGATTGGCGGCCACGATCCGGCCCAGCATCCGAAGTCCTGGTATGGCGCCGAGTATCACGCCTGGCTGCAGCAGCAGTATCTCGGCACCGGCATCGAGGACTTTCTCGCCCGGAAACGGATCGTCTTCGTCGACTCGATCACCGACCTGACGCGGCAGGCCATGGCCTATGCCCGCCAGCAGCCCGAGGCCTTCTCCGAGCGGACCGGGAAGCCCGATGTCCGCGGCGCCTACGGGCTCCTGGGCCGCGAGGTGATCCAGGCGCTGAAGCACCTGCAGCACGCCCGCGTCAAGACGGTGATCTTCGTCGGCGTGCTCGAGAAGATGACCGACGAGTTCGGCACGGCGACCTGGCAGCCGCAGATGGAGGGCACCAAGGCCGGGCGCGAATTGCCGGGCATCGTCGATCAGGTGGTCTCCATGCAGCTCTTCGGCCGCGACGCCAAGGGCGACTGGACCCTCGATGAGACCTCCGCCGAGCGCCGGCTCGTCTGCCGCTCCGGCAACCCCTGGGGCCTTCCCGCCAAGGACCGCTCCGGTCGTCTCGACACGACGGAGCCACCCGATCTCGGCGCGCTGATCGCGAAGATCGACGGCCGCGCGCCCGCTCACCCCGCCACCCCTTCCTGATCCAGACGCAAAGGACAGACCCATGAGCTACGATCTCAACGACGCCCAGCCGCAGATGGCCCCCATCGGCGAGCTGATCCCCGACGGCACCTTCGCCAAGGTCCGCCTGACCGTGCGCCCCGGCGGCGTCGACGGCGCCACGCCGATGGACGCAAAACTCCTGAAGGCCTCGCAGTCGAGCGACGCGAAGATGCTGGACTGCGAGTTCACCATCCTCGAGGGGCCCCATGCCCGGCGGAAGTTCTGGCAGAGCTTCACCGTGGCGGGCGGCAAGGTCGACGAGAAGGGCCAGTCGATCGGCTGGAAGATCTCCAAGTCCACCTTTCGGGCGATGGTCGACAGCGCTCTCGAGCTCGATCCCAGGGACGAGAGCCCCGACGCCAAGGCCAAGCGGGTGCTGCCCGGGCTCAAACATCTCGACGGCATCGTCTTCGTCGCGCGGATCATGGTGGAGCCCGCCTCGAACCCGCAATACCGCGACCAGAACCGCATCGCCAACGTCGTTCTGCCTGACGAGCCGCAGCATGCCGCGATCATGCGGGGCGAAGCCGTTCCTCCGGAGCCCGTCAACGCCCCGCCGCGCAAGGCCGCGAGCGCGCCGGCGCCGGGCTGGCAGGCGCCCACGCCGGCATGGGGCGCGCAGCCGCAAGCGCCGTCCGCGGTTCCGGCCTGGGGCGCGCAGGCGCCGGCCCAGCAGCCTCCCGCCCAGCAGCCGTCCGCCCAGCAGCCGCCTGCGTCCCCGCCGAGCGGAGCGCCGGCGACCGGCATGCCCGCCTGGCTCAATGGGTGAGGCGCGATCGGCAGCGCGGCGGCGGAGGTCAAACCGGCCTTCGCCGCTGCCCGAGGTCCGGCGCGATCCGGCCGGGCCGATGACCCCGGATGAATGGCAGGCGCACGTGACGCGCGAAGCGGCGCTGGAGATCGGACGATGGCTCGAGGCCCGAGGAAGACTGCACGCCCCCATCGCAAGCCTCAGCCTCGGCGACCTCGAAGCCATGGCCAGCAACGCGATCTCGCGCTGGATCGTGCTCCAGTCCGAAAAGCTCCAGAGGGCGGGTTGGCCGCCCGAGGACCCGATCGGGAGCTTCTTGCTCGGGTAGCGCTCTGCGCCGTCTGCGCCCGAGAGGCGCGCGGCTTCGGCTACTGCCACGGCCTCCGCTGGGATCGCCATCCATACCACCGCTTCTGCTCGCGCCGCTGTCAGGACGTGGGCAGCGCCATCGCCCAAAGGAACAACGGCATGATCGACAAGACCGCGCGCGAGGCCCGTGCGATCCGCGATGCGCGGACGCTCTTCGCCGAAGCGCTCACCGACCTCGGGCTCATGGAGCCCTTCTTCCACCGCAGCGCCGAGGACATCGACCGCCTGATCGAGGCGGCCGTCACCGGCTACATCGACAGCATGCAGGACCAGGCCGCGCGCAAGGAGCGCAACGGCACGGTCCTCGACGACCCGATCCCATTTTAGGAGCGCGGTGATGATCGACCTGAACGACGACACCGCGTCCTGCAGCTGGAAACCTCTGCTCGAGGCGGCCACCGAGAACGCCGTCACCGACTTCGAGATCGAGTTCTGCGACAGCCTCCGCGAGAAGCTCGCGCGGTTCGGCGAGAGCGCCCGGCTGACGGACGCGCAGTTCCACAAGCTGACCTGCATCGCGCGGGCCGGCGGGTTCTGGGAGCGCGAGCGATGATCGACCTGAACCATGGCTCGGGTTTCCTCTACGGCGCCGGCGCGCCGCGCCCGCCCATTGCCGAAGCCGTGTCCGCCGCCATCGACACGGCGCTGTCCGCGCGCCACCGCGCCGAGCGTCCGCGCACCTATGTCAGCTCCTCGGGTCTCGGCCGCGACTGCCTGCGCCAGATCCAGTACGACTTCCTCGCGGTCCCAAAAGACGAGGGCCGTGAGTTCGCGCCGCGCACGCTGCGCATCTTCGAGGCGGGCCACCGGGCCGAGGACATCGTCGCGGGCTGGTTCCGGATCGCCGGCTTCGACTTGCGCACCGAGCGCCCCGATGGTCGCCAGTTCGGGTTTGAGGCCCTCGGCGGGCGCTTCAGGGGCCATATCGACGGCTGTCTCGTGTCGGGCCCCGTCGCGATGGACTATCCCGCGCTCTGGGAGAACAAGGCGCTCGGCGCGGCCAGCTGGAAGGATGTGGTCAAGCGCGGCGTCAGCCTCGCACGGCCGGTCTACGCGGCCCAGATCGCCCTCTATCAGGCCTACATGGAGCTGCCGGCCCCGGCGCTCTTCACCGCGCTGAACCGCGACACGATGGAGCTGCACGCCGAGCTCGTGCCCTTCGGTGCGCATCTCGCGCAGGAAATGTCGGATCGCGCCGTCGCCGTGGTTCGGGCCTCCGAGGCCGGGGAATGGCTGCCGCGCGCCGCGGCCGAGCCCACGGCCGTCCTCTGCCGTGGCGGCATGGCGGCCGGCAAGTGGCACGCGCCCTGTGCCTGGGCGACACGGTGTTGGGGAGATCGGTCATGATCCCTGACGCCTACGAGCTCAAGCGGATCGTCCGCGCCCATCGCGAGCGGTTCTGGTGCTCCGACCTTCTCGGAGCGGCGGAGTTCGCGCCGATCTATTTCTTCGACGATCAGGCCGCCTTCGACGGCGATATCGTAGACCACGCGATGACCCGGGTGCTGACCGGTCCGCTTCGGCTGCCGCATCCCTCCGTGATCTTCGAGGTGCGCGAGCAGCGCGCGTCTCCCTCGGGCCTGATCGTCTGCGCCCGCGCCGACGGTGATATCGTCGAGGCCACGTTCCTCATGCGCAAGCGGGCGCCGCGCGGCTGGACGGATTGCCTGGTGCGGATCTGGATGCATCCGGACGGCAAGGCGGAGATCGAGGGCAACCCGGCCGAGCGACACGACGAGACGGTCCGCGGTCACGGCGAAGTCGCCGCCGGCATCGTCTGGCGCGCGCTGACCATCCTCGGCGCCTCACCTGAAATCCGCGACCGCAAGGTGTCGCTCGCGAAACGGTCCCGCCTGTCCCGTGAGGGCGTACGCGGTTGGGTCTGGCGTCAGGTCGCCATCGATCCGGCTCGCCTTCAGGCAGCGACACCGCCGCAGGGCGGCAGTCACGCCAGCCCGCGCTGGCATATCCGACGCGGTCACTGGCGGCAGCTCGCCGACGGGCGCCGGGTCTTCGTCCGCCAGTGCGAGGTGGGCGATCCAACCCGCGGTGGGATCGTCAAGGATTACGCAGTGGAGGCACGCCATTCATGACCGAGTTCACCCCATCCGCCACGCAGGCCGCCGCGATCCGCGAGATCAAGGAGTGGTTCGAGACCCGCACAGAGCAGCAGCAGGTATTCCGCCTGTTCGGCTATGCCGGGTCCGGCAAGAGCACCGTGCTGAAGTTTGCGCTCGAGGAACTCGGCCTCTCGCCCCACCGCAGCGCGAAGGACGGCCGCTGCGTGCCAGGCGTCGTTACCGCCACCTTCACCGGCAAGGCCGCGCTGGTGCTGACCCGCAAGGGCACGCCGGCGCGCACCATCCACAGCCTGATCTATTCGGTGATCGAGGCGACCGAGGAGGAAATCGAGGAGGCTGCCCGAAAGATCGCGGTCGCCGAACGCGACGCCCGCCGGCTGACCGGGTTCGCGCGCACCACGGCCGATGCCGCGATCGAGGCGATGCGCCAGGGGCTCTCGGCCATGAAGCATCCGCGCTTCGCCCTGAATCCGCAGAGCGACGCTGCCGACGCCCGGCTCATCGTGCTCGACGAGGTGTCGATGGTTGGCGAGGAGATGGCGCGCGACCTGATGAGCTTCGGAAAGCCGATCCTCGTGCTCGGGGATCCCGGCCAGCTGCCGCCGATCCGGGGCGAAGGCGCCTTCACCCGCGACGAGCCGGACGTGATGCTGACCGAGATCCACCGCCAGGCGGCCGAGAGCGCGATCATCCGCCTCGCCACCATGGCGCGCGAGGGCCGGCCCATCGGCTTCGGCGTCTACGACGATCATGTCGCAAAGCTCCGCAAGGGCGACATCACGCCGGAACAGGCGCTGCGCGGCGGCCAACTGATCTGCGGGCTGAACGCCACGCGGCTGCAGATCAACAACGCCATGCGCGCGGCTGCGGGGCTCGGTGGGACCTGGCTGCCCACGGGGCCGGCCGAGAAGATCATCTGCCTGAAGAACCAGAACGATCTGGGGCTGATCAACGGGATGTTCGTGACGCTCGAGGACATCGTCGACGAGGGCAGCCTCTACTTCTCCGCCGTCGTCCATGACGAGGACGGGCGCCACATCGGCGAGCCCTATGAGGACGGGCGCCCGGGCCGGCTGCGCATCTACAAGGGGCATTTCGAGGATCACGTCGCCTACGACGACAAGCGCCATGACCGCGACTACAAGGAGAAGCGCCTGCTGACCGAGGCGACCTTCGGCTGGGCGATCACCGCTCACAAGGCGCAGGGCTCGCAGTGGGAGAATGTGATCGTCTGGGACGACGGGCTGGGCCGCAGCGAGATTGATCGGCGCCGCTGGCTCTACACTGCGATCACCCGGGCCGAGCGCGGGCTCGTCCTCCTGGCCTGAGGGGCGCGATGATCGACCTCAACGACATCGCAGTCGCGAAGACCCGGCACGATCTCGCGGCGGTGAAGGAGCGGCTGGCATGCACCGCGGCCGACTGGCTGCCGGGGCTCTTTCCCGAGGCACGGCTCGCGCGCGACCGCCGTTCCTTGCGCTGCGCGGACCTTTCCGGGCGCCCGCCGCGCAAGGAGGGATCCTGCACCATCCACCTCGACGGACCCTATGCCGGCTGGGGCTTCGACTACGCCACCGGCGAGCGGGCCGGTCCCATCGACCTGATCGCGCAGGCGACAGGGCTCTGCGACGGCGCGCTCTTCGACGAGGCGGCGCGGTTGGCGGGGATAGACCATCCCGCGCCGCGGTCAGCGCCGTCGTCGACCATGCGCGCACGCCCGGACCATTCGGCCGAGATCGCGCGTCTTGTCGGCGGGGCGGTACCGCTCGCGGGCACGCCAGGCGAAACCTACCTGCACGCCCGCGGGCTGTCGGATCCCGGATCGCCCGACCTGCTGTTCCACCCCGATCTCCCGGACTTCGACAGCTGCCGGGGCTGGCCCGGCCTGATCGCGATCGTGCGGCTGCCGGACGGGGAGCGCGCACCGGGCATCCACCGCACGTTCCTGCTCGATGACGGCAGCGCCAAGGCGCCCCCGGGCAAGAAGATGCTCGGCAGCGTGAAGGATGCCGTGGTCCGGCTCTTCCCGATGTCCGAGGACGGCCACATCGGCATCGCCGAGGGTATCGAGACGGCGCTCGCTGCCCACGCGCTCTTCGGCACACCGGTTTGGGCAGCGCTGTCGGCCGACGGTCTGGCGCGGTTCCAGTGGCCCGAGGGCACCCGGCGCGTCACCATCTACGCCGATGCTGGGGACGCCGGCCGTCAGGCGGCCGCAACGCTCTCGGACCGCCTGAACCGGGCCGACATCCCGAACGAGATCGTTGCGCCGCTGCATGGCGACGATTTCAACGACGACTTTCTGCGAGGCGCTCGCGCCGAGGACTACGCGCGCCCGGCAGGCGCGACAGCGAGTAAGCAGGCCGCAGACCCCATCGACGCCGAGACGGCCACCCCCGTTGTCGCCTCCGCCGACGATCCCGCCACCTTGATCGCCGCGGCCGAGGCGTTGACCAACCCGCCCGAGTTCGAAGCGCTGTCCACGCTGCTCGGGCGCATCGCGCTGGCGAAGCTAGACCCGCTGCCCGAGCGGCAGGTCATCGCGCGGATCAAGTCCGCGACCGGGATCGGCATGTCGGTGCTGACCCAGCAGTTGGCCGAGCTTCGTCGCCGTGTGAACGCCACCGGCGATCCGCACGCGCCGATCCCGAAGCCCGCCTGGTTCAGGCGCCTTCGGCTCGATCTGGCCGGCGCGCCCGAGCGCAACGAGGCCAACGTCATCGTCGCGCTGACCTCAGATCCGGCCTTCGCCGGCGTGCTGGCCTTCGACGAGTTCGGGCAGGAGATCGTGGTGCGCCAGCCGCTGCCGTGGGACGCCGGAATCGCCTCCCTCCCGCGCTCCTGGGAGGACGCCGACGACATCCGCGCCGCCGAATGGCTGCAGCTGCGCGGCATCAACGTCGCGCCGGTGGTCGTGAGCCGCGCCGTCGGCGCCGTCGCCCGCGAGCTGCGCATCCATCCCGTCCGCGACTGGCTCGACACCCTGACATGGGACGGCACGCCCCGCATCGAGACCTGGTCCAGCACCTATCTCGGCGCCGAACCCACCGCGTTCCATCACACCATCGGCGCGCTCTGGCTGATCTCGGCCGTCGCCCGCATCTACCGACCCGGCGTGAAGGCCGACCACATGCTGATCCTCGAGGGGCCGCAGGGCGCGCGCAAGTCCACCGCGATCAAGGTGCTGGCCGGCGAGGAATGGTTCACCGACGAACTGCCGGAACTCGGCTCGAAGGACGCGGCGCTGCACATGCAGGGCGTCTGGATCGTCGAGATCGCCGAACTCGACGCTATCGGCCGCGCCGAGGTCTCGCGCATCAAGGCGTTCCTGACCCGCACCACCGACCGCTTCCGCCCGCCCTACGGCCGCTACACCGTCGAGGTGCCCCGGCAGTGCGTGTTCGCCGGCACCGTGAACCCCGACACCTATCTGCGCGACGAGACCGGCAACCGCCGCTTCTGGCCCCTCCGCTGCGGGGCCATCGACATCGCGGCGCTCGCGCGCGACCGGGACCAGCTCTGGGCCGAGGCCGTCCACCGTTTCCGCGCCGGCGCGATCTGGTGGATCAACGATCCGGCCCTGCTGGATGAGGCCCGCGAGGAACAGGACCGCCGCTACCAGTCGGACGCCTGGGACGACCTGATCGAACACTGGCTGACGCACGAGATCCGCACCGTCTCCGATGGCTTCCCCGACTATGGCAACTCCCGCACCGAGAGCGTGCCGCGCCCGGAGTCGCTGCGGGATGTGTCGGTTGGTGAGATCCTCGAGGAGGCCATCGGGCTCGAACCCGCGCGCTGGACGCGCGGGGACCAGATGCGCGTCTCGGCCTACCTCAAGGCGAACGGCTGGGAGCGGTACCGACGGCGCGACGAGGGCGGGCGCGAGGCGTCACGCGAGTGGCGATATCGGCGAGGTACGGGATAGGCCTCAGAAAGGTGGCAACCGGCCCTTACCGACCGCGTGGTCGCAGCCTCGTTACCGTTCGAACATCCTGTGCTACCGCAGTGCTCGCTTGGAGCCACTGCCGCATTTCTTGGAAAACCGGGTGGCTGCCGTCTGGGTCTGCTAGGGTCAAGAGTACTGCAAAAGGCACTCCTTCCGCGGGGAACTGCGCCTCAGCACGAACGAGGCTAGTAACCTCCAGACGCCATTGCGACGAGCTTCCTTTCTCAACAAATGTGCTCTCATACTGCTTGGCGGGCCACCATTTGAGGCCGTGGTCTATGAGCGCCTTCTCGGGTATCGCGAGATTGGTTGACTTGGGTAGGTAGCGGGCCGCGATCTGGTTCGTGAAGCGGACACTGCCATCGGAAGCGGGCTCCGGCTGACGCTGCTTCAGCGATGCCTCAAGATTGACGCGGACGAACTCGGCACCGAAGGCTGGATCAAGCGGTGGTGCGTAAACGAGCGTGATTTTGGCGAGGCCTGAGCAGCGTCCGTCTGTAACAAGGCTTTGTGGCCAACTGAACGGGAACCGGAGTATGACCGGCTTCTTCTCGCCAATGCTAAGGCGGCTTTGGAAAAGCAGCGTGATCTGGTGGTCGTCCGTTTCCAGCATCGTGGCGACGGCTCGCGGCCTGCCGAAACCCGCGAATTGCCGGCCAATGTCCTTGAGACCACGCTTCGTCAGTGGCTCGGGCATCGCCGTGTGATGCAGCAACATTGCCCGAAGCGCTTCGACAGACAAGCCGCCCTCGGTAGCGGTGTCGAGGCCTGCCAACGTACGCGCAACCAGCGGCGCGGCGAAACTCGTGCCGACGACGCTCTGCCTGCCGCCCGAAGGAGACAATGACGCAAGCCCGGTGGGCTTTCCGGGCCCACTCCCTCCTGTTCCGCCATAGCACGCGACATCGGGCTTGACACCAACTTGGAGACCGGGCCCGCGCGTCGTGTAAACGGTCGGCGCGTCGGCAATCTGATTGGTGTTTGGAGGATTGAGTGCGCCGACCGAGATCGACCTGACGCTCTCGGCGGGCTTGAAGATCGTGTCGGGTGAGGTTCGTGACGCGAAATAGTTGATGACGTCGACTGGACGCTTCTGCCAGGCGGAACGCGCCTGAGCGGGTGGCAGGTTCCCGGCAGAATTCACGAAGACCACGCCGTAGGTATCTGCGATCTGGTCGAGGCGAGAAGCGTAGATACTGTACCGGTGCCGCTCGACCGGCGCGACCGCGTTTATGGAGAGATTAAACACTCTGACGCCATGTTCGTTCTTCGCCTCTGCGACGGCCTGCTCGATCTCCTCTAGGAAGTCGGAGAAACCTCGACGATAACGAGCCATGAACGGACCGTTAGGGTACAGGGGTATGTCGTAGAGACGGCAGCCATTCGCCTCGGGCGCGACGTCAACGCTATTGAGCGTTTGCCCAATGGTCAGGAGTCCGGCGACGTTCGTGCCGTGGACCGCGTCATATTCTCCTGACGATAGATAATCGAACCGTCCCGCAACCCAGCCGTCAAGAACCGGCGCCACACCGGAGTCGATGACACCCACGATCGGGTAAGTCGATCGGCCCTCCGGAACGGGGATGGCAACCGGTTCGGCCGCGGCAGTGGCATCAGAACTTGAACGGTCGTCTGTCAGCTCGAGCAGAACAGGTGGCAAGATCGCACGCACCAAAGGATGCTTCTGGAGCGCAGTCAGGGTCGCCTCGTGTCGTTCCGGATTTCGGTCCATCGAAGAGAGGCTGATTTCCTGGCCTGAGTCGCTTCCAGCCACACCTCCTCGATTGTCGATCAGAGCGTCGACAGGCTGTGTGGTCAGCTGAACTTCGAGGACGGGGGTTCGTCCAACCTCAAAGGCGAGATAACTGCGCGCACCCAGGCCGAGAGACAATAACAGCCGCTCAAGTGAGCGCCGTAATGCGATCCGTCCGAGCGGGTCATCGGCGATCACCCGTTCGGCAGGCGTCTCGAAAAGTTCGACCTGATAGCCGGAGACTGCCCGAGGATCCTCGAGCGCCGCAAGTGCTGCTGCGGTAGAAAATGCACGTTTCTGCTCGGGAGGTGCGATTTCGATGGTCTCGATGGCGCCGACTTCTGCTCGCGCGATGGTCGGCGCCTTGTAAGGCTTATTGTCAACCCTCCGATACTTTGTCTCGACGGAGGCTTCAGCCTGCTCGATGCGCTGTCGCAGAGCTTTCAGGTAGATCAACGGAGCTCGAAAATAGAGCGTTCCGACCGCGTCTGCCCCTACACACGGGAATTGGTCGGGCTTGAACAGCCACCATACAGGTCGATAGGATTTTGCCAGTGCTTCGTTGCGCATCTGGATTTTCAGATACGCCGCAGGACCATAACGGCTCGCCCGAATCTCGTCGATGATCCAGTCGATTGCGGCCAGCAGCGAGTCCTTGTGGGCGACGAATGCCTTGTCCGCGTCCTCGAAAAAATCCTTGTTCCGCGGCGGCTGTCCCGGATCGGGCGCCTGATGAAAATCTCGATCGTTCAGGATGATCTGAACCGGATTATTGGGCATGCGACGCCTCCAGCAGTGGCAGATGGCGCTTCGCCTTCTTGAGGTCGCTCACCCGCGACTGGCCGTACCCCGTCGCCTCACCTATTTCGGTTTGCTTGAGCGAAAGCGTACCATCATTCGCGATCAGGCTGATAAAAGCTTCTTGATCGACGGCGAGGATGCGGGCCGCCACATGATCGTTCTGCGGTGCACGGGCTAGTACAGAACTCAAGGCACGGAACAATCCTGGCCCGTCATGAGATTCGCCGCTGAGCGCCAGCGTCCGTTTCACGGCCGTGCACACTCTTTCGATGTCGGCCCCCGTGCACCCCGCGAGACAATATGAGAATACCCTGAGGGTAGAGGCAGGCGGTTCGAGCGGTTGGAGGAACCGCGCAATCAGGCTTTCGCGGGCGGGCTCGTCCGGCTCGCCGAGTTGAAGATGCGTTTCGAAGCGACGCCAAACGGCTGGGTCCAGGAGCTTGTCATGGTTCGTAATAGCGATCGTGATTCCGAAGTTGCGCCGCTGATCGAGATTCTGCAGCAAGGTGTTGACCACGCGCTTGATCTCGCCGATCTCTTGCGGATCGTCCCGGAGCTTCGCGAGCGCGTCGAACTCGTCCAGCAGCAGAACGCAGGCGTATCGGTTGGCGAAGTCGAACAGGTTCGCAATATTGCGCGCGGTAGTGCCCAGAAACGATGATATCAGGCCGTCGATGCGTGCCACGACCAGAGGTAATCCTAACCGGACGGCGATATAGTGGGCGGTAATGGTCTTACCCGAACCAGGCGGCCCATAAATCAACAGAGAGCGCGTGGGCGACACACCTACCTCCTGCAGCGCGGCCTCGCTGGCCCATTCCCGCAGCAGACCCTCGACCGTTTCTGACACTACTGCCCTATAAACGGGCGCCAGGCCGTCCCGACCCGGAAAATCAACTGTGCACAACCGGGCCCCGGTCTCTCTATCGATCGGCGGGTTAACTCCCTGCTCGAGGACTTCCCCGGAGATATGGCCGCGCGACATCTCTACGCGGCTCGGAGCTAGTTCCTGTGTGTCGCGCGCGGCGGCGCGCAAGCGCTCTAACGTGGCGGCTTCCTTCGTCGCTCCGGCCTTCTCGAGGCGCTCACGAAGACGCAGCACCTGCTTGTCCACAGCCTCCGGATCCCCGGCCAGACCGGCCCGAACGATGCTCTGGATGACCGCGAAGTGCTCCATGTCGAAAATCCACCATCAGGTTTGCTAGTTGCCGATTCATATCGCTGGTAGCTCGAGCCTACAAGGCAAAATCCAAAAAATTATCTGCGATGCCTGAAAAAATATCGACACCACAGCCATCCTGATCGGACTCTGGACAAGATGGTGAGCGCCTCGCGTTCGGTGACGCTGCCAAGCGGGCGACGACCGCTTTGGCGGGCCCACTGCCAGTTCTCGTACCGCGCTGCCATCAGACCGCTTTCTCCGCCCACCCTGTCGTCCTCACTCAGCGTTTCAGTCGCTGCTCGGCTCTCGTCACGGCGCTCTGTCCCAACCTCCCCGGTGGTCCCAACCTTGTCCCAACCTCCCGAGGGGGTTGGGGACACGAAAAGACGTTCAAAAACAACGGTGTCCCCAACCTCACCCTGTGGTCCCAACCTTTTGCTACACATTCATGTGGGAGAACGGAAAAGGTCGGGAACATGTTTTTCTAAACGAAAAGAGAAGGACCCCCGTTGGGGACACCGAGGTTGGGACCACATCCGGTCAAGCCATTGGAGTAAAACAATAAAGGGTTGCCCCAACCCCCTCGAAGGTTGGGACCACGCGCTCGGAGGTTGGGACCGGGACGGGCAGCGCGTCGATCTTCGCCCGCCGCGTCGTCCCTGGTCGTTTTCGCTTTGGCCGGGGACCGCCGGATGCTACATCTTGCGGTGACCGAAGCCGAAGGCCCACAGCTTGTGAGCCTTCACGATGAACACACCGATCCCCGCGCAGGACCTGAGCCCCGAAACGGGCGCGATCTCCCGGTCCTGTATCCTCGCCCTCGATCTCGGCACCACGACCGGCTGGGCGCTTCGCAGCCATGACGGACTGATCACCAGCGGTACGGTCAGCTTTCGTCCCGGACGCTTCGACGGCGGCGGCATGCGATACCTCCGTTTCACCAACTGGCTGACCGAACTCGACCGTCTGTCCGGGCCCATCGCCGCGATCTGGTTCGAGGAGGTGCGCCGCCACGCTGGCACCGACGCGGCCCACATCTACGGCGGACTGATGGCAACCCTGACTTCTTGGGCCGAGCTGCGCGGCGTTCCGTACGAGGGTGTTCCGGTCGGCACAATCAAGCGCCACGCCACCGGCAAGGGCAACGCGCCCAAGGAGGCGATGATCGCCGCGGCGCGAGCACGAGGGTTCTCGCCCGCCGACGACAACGAGGCCGACGCCATTGCCATCCTGCACTGGGCGATCGAGACGAACGGGGGCCTGGGATGAGGTGGTACCCGAAAGGCTACGGCGGCACGCGCCGGGATCCGGATCAGGTGAAGCGCGATGGCTGGCATGACGAAGGCGTGCTCGCCGTCTCCGTCGACGACGACCGGCTGAAGTGGCCGGAGCGTGAGCTGGTCCGTCAGCTCGGGGAGAAGCTGTATGGACCTCGGGCGGGCGGCCGGGAGGCCGCGAATGGCTGAGTGGGCGCCCACCATGGTCGAGGACCGCCTTGAGAGCGCGGCCGACGTGTTCCGGTCGCTGCCCGAGGTGAAGCCGCAGGGCTACTTCAACGCCTGGCCCGAGTACTTCCACAGCTTCGCCGACAAGGTCGGCCAGGAGCCCCGAACCCGCAGGCCCAAACCCGGCCCGCGCGACATCACGCAGGCCGAGGATGCTCTGCTCTGGCTGCGCTGGCTCGATCCCGCCGATGCGCGCCTGCTCTGGCTCCGGGCGAACCGGAAACCGTGGAAACCGATCTGCTGGGAGCTGGGCATCAGCCGTGCCACCGCGAACCGTCGCTGGCAGTACGGGATAGCCGTGATCGTCTGGCGGTTGAACGGGAGGCGCGTGCCGCAGAAGCGGTCGATGGAGTTCGTGGTGGCGCACGCGTCGCACCGAGCCTGTCAAGGCACGACGGGCGCGTGAGACACTTTTCGGCGAGACACCGGACGGCGAGACGGATCGCCCTTCTGACGCTATCCATGGCGATATACTCGGGGTCGTGCGCTCGGACGGACCGGCGCTGATCCCGAGGTGGACACCGGGGCTGGCTTCCGGGGTCCAGCCGGGGTCCAGGCTGCCAAGCCGTTGTTTTTCGGTTCCTTTCTGGGCCGGAACGTATGCTGGCGGGCTTGGCGCGATATTTCGCCAGCGACAGGGCCGGATTTTTGGGAAGCCACCGGAGTCCAGCGTCCAGCCGCGACGCCACGAAACCCTCGTGAATTCAAACATCTGACCGGCCGCCCGGGGTGGATACCCAGCGGATGCCGGAGTCCAGCCGGAAACCGGTGCACCCCGCCGTGCCGGAGTCCACCCGGCGGATGCCGATCGACCATCGACAGGAACCTTCATGACCCTCGCCTTCGCCCCCGAGCGGATCGAGACCTGGCCTCTTGCGCGCCTGCAGCCCTACGCGAAGAACGCGAAGGTGCACGGGGCCGACCAGGTCGCGAAGATCGCCGCCAGCATGGCCGAGTTCGGCTGGACGGTACCCTGCCTCGTCGGCGAGGACGGCGAGCTGATCGCGGGCCACGGGCGCGTACTCGCTGCGACGCAGCTCGGACTGACCGAGGCGCCGGTGATCGTGCTGGGCCATCTGACCGAGGCGCAGCGGCGGGCCTACCGGATCGCGGACAACAAGCTGACGGAACTCGGCAGCTGGGACGAGGCGCTTCTCTCGGCCGAGCTGCAGGACCTGCTCGCTGACGACTACGACCTGTCGCTGGTGGGCTTCTCGGATGGCGAGCTGGACAAGCTCTTGACCTTCGATCCGGACGGGGGCGGTGAAGAAGAAGGTGGCGCCGGCGGCTCGGTGCCGCCGGTGACCATCCCCGAGCCTCCCCGCAATCCGGCTTCGCGCACGGGCGATCTGTGGATCCTCGGCGACCACTGGCTGCTCTGCGGCGACAGCACGAACCACGACGACGTGCGTCGTTTGATGAACGGCGAGCGCGCGGTGCTGTTCGCCACCGACCCGCCATATCTCGTGGACTACGACGGCTCGAACCATCCGACGCGGAACAAGGATTGGTCCGCCTCCTACGGCACGACCTGGGACGACAGCTCGCAGGGCGCGGACCTCTACGACGGCTTCATCGAGGCGGCGGTTGCGGAGGCGATCACCGAGGATGCCGCCTGGTACTGCTGGCACGCCTCGCGCCGCCAGGCGATGCTCGAGGCCTGCTGGGAGAAGGCCGGCGCCTTCGTCCATCAGCAGATCATCTGGGTGAAGGACCGCGGGGTTCTCACCCGCTCGCACTACCTCTGGAAGCACGAGCCCTGCTTCATGGGCTGGCGCCGCCCGAACCGGCCGCCGAAGGTGGCGGAGCAGACGCTGCCGTCCACATGGGAGATGCCGTCTTTCGCCAAGGACGAGCGCCCCGATCACCCAACGCCGAAACCGCTCGACGCCTTCGGCATCCCGATGCGCCAGCACGTCGCCCGTGGCGGCCTCTGCTACGAGCCCTTCTCCGGCTCCGGCTCGCAGATCATGGCGGGCGAGGCCAACGGCCGCCGCGTCTGCGCGATGGAGATCAGCCCGGCCTATGTCGATGTCGCCGTGGAACGCTGGCAGGCCGAGACCGGCCGCGACGCGATCCTCGACGGCGATGGTCGGACCTTCGCCGAGGTGAAGGCCGAGCGGCTGGGCGAGACTCCGGCCGCTGCCGAGGGGGCCCACGCGGCCTGACGACGTGGATGGCGTGGCTCTACCTTCCGCCGGCCTGCCTGCCGGAGCCGGCGACGCGTGCCTGTTCGGCCTCTCGCTCTGCTCCGGCGCCGGCGGGCTCGACCTCGGGCTGCACCTCGCATGCCCCGGTTATCGCACTGTGGGTCACGTCGAGCGGGATGCCTACGCCGCGGCCATCCTCGTGGCGCGGATGGAAGACGCGTCCCTGGATCACGCGCCTGTCTGGGACGACGTTGCCAGTTTCGACGGCCGCCCGTGGCGCGGCGCGGTGGACATCGTCACTGCGGGCTATCCGTGCCAGCCGTTCTCCGTCGCGGGCAAGCGCCGGGGCGCGGACGACCCGAGGCACCTCTGGCCCCATGTCGCCCGCGTCATTGGCGAATGCGAGCCGCCCTTCGTGTTCCTCGAGAACGTCGCCCATCATCTCCGCCTCGGCTTCCCCGAAGTCGCCAGCGGACTGGTCGGCATGGGCTACCGCCTTGCGGCGGGCCTCTTCACGGCGGCGGAAGTCGGCGCGCCCCATCGGCGCGAGCGGCTCTTCATCCTCGCCCACCGCGAGCGCGACCACCTGGCCGACCCCGCGCGCCTGCTCGGGGACCCGCTCGAGCGGAGGCAACCGGACGGAGATGATGCGGCTCTGGCCGACGCCGCTGGCGGGCGACAGCAAGGGCACGCGGAACTCGACGAGCAATCGCAGCGAGACGGCGCGCCCGCGCAACGACGGGTCCACGCTCTGCGACGCGACCCGGCTCTGGATGACGCCGACGGCGCGCGATCACAAAGACGGGGCGACGAGCCTCGCGAACACGCCGGTGAACGGGCTGCTTGGCCGCCAGGTCCTGGTGACGCCGATGGCTGGCGCGCATTCCTGCGACACGCCCCGGACCTTGAACCCGCTGTTCGTCGAGGCGCTGATGGGCTGGCCCACCGGGTGGACCGGCTTCGGCTCTGTGGCAACGGCGTGGTCCCTCTGGTCGCGGCGCATGCGCTGCGAACTCTGGCAGCTGAACTGCTGGCCGATGGATGAGGGGGCACGATGAAGCAGAGCCGGGCCATGTCGCTGGTCGAGGCGGTCGCGAACGTGGCGGTTGGCTACGGCGTCGCGGTCTTGACGCAGATCCTGATCTTCCCGGTATTCGGGCTGCACACGACGCTCGCGCAGAACCTGAAGATGGGGGCGGTGTTCACGCTGGTGAGCATCGCACGATCCTTCGCCCTGCGGCGGGTGTTCGAGACGATCCGGGTGCGGATGACGTCCGAAGGGTCGGCTCGCGGCGGTCTCAACGGTGACGCCACACCTTGACGGCCGAAACCAGCAGGATCGCGGCAAGCATCGGCAGCAGGATCTCGCCGGGGGCGATGCCCAGCAGGCGCCCGCCGATCCAGGCGCCGAGGATCGACCCTGCCGCCATGACGACGAGGAAGGCGCGGTTTCGTGCGAGGACCGAGAAACTGCGATCCTGGCTGTAGCGGGCGAAGCCGACAAGCATGGTCGGAAGGCTGATGGCGAGCGACAGAGATCCCGCCAGCTTGATGTCGGCCCCGAAGAGAAGAACCAGCGTCGGGATCAGCAACTCGCCCCCGGCGACACCGAGCAGCGAGGCGACGACGCCGATGACGAACCCTGCGGCGAGGCCGGCCAGCACCTTTCCGACGCCGCTCAGCAGCGGCTCGCCCGCCGTGACGTCGTGGCCGAAGACAAGGGCTGCCGCGATCACGACCAGCAGCGCGGCGATCACCTTGTAGAGGCTTTCGGTGGCGATGCGGGTTGCCCAGCCGGCGCCGAGCCACGCGCCCAGAAGACTGCCGCCGAGCAGGTTGAGAACGATCGACCAGTGCGCAAGGATGGCGTCCACCGGCACGGTTTCGGTTCGGAAGATCAGCGCCGTCGCGACCACGACGAGGCTGACCGCCTTGTTGAGGATGACCGCCTCGAGGGCAGCGAAGCGGAAGAGGCCGATGAGCAGAGGCAGCCGGAACTCGGCTCCGCCGAGGCCGATGAGCCCGCCAAGCGTGCCGATCACCGCGCCGGCCGCAAACGCCTCCGGCAGACGTCGCCCCGATTCCCGTGCTGTACTCTCCTGCGTCATGTGCCGGGTTCTAAAGGGAAACGGGCCGGTGTGCAGCACGTGATCGGTTGGCCCCATGGAGGGAAGCTCTTTCCGGCGCAGCCTTACGATGGCTGACGGCCGTGACCGCCGTTCGACCGAAGCACCGCCGCCCCATTCGGGACGGCGGCATCGAGACCTTCGCGGTGTGCGGCGTCAGTCGCGCGGCAGGCTGTAGACCCGCCCGCGGCCATCCATCTTCTCGGAAGTGACTTCGAGCCCGAGCTTCTTCTTGAGCGCGCCGGCGAAGGCGCCTCGGACCGTGTGCGGCTGCCATCCGGTTTCGGCGACGATCTCGTCGATGGTCGCGCCGCCGTCGGCGCGGAGCATCTCGATCAGCTTTGCCTGCTTGGTGCCCGCGCGCGGTGTGCGCGCCTTGGGCGCGGGGTCGGCCTCCGCGGGAGCGTCCTGCGTGGGCTCCGCGCTCGGCGTTTCGTCGGCGCACGTGGGCGCGCTGTCGCGGCTTTCCGACTCGACGCCGATGGCGGCGAGGCCCGCGTCCGTGATGTGCAGGAGGATGGCGCGGCCGTGTTCGTCGTTGCGCCAGATCCGGTTGAGGGCGGCGTCGGCCTTGGTCTGGCTGTCGGTCGCCGTCTCGGCGATCAGCCCGCGCTTCAGCAGTGCGCCGACCACCTTGGTGGCGGCCCCGCCGCGGAGCGAGCCGGGAAGCGGCAGGACGTTGCGGTCCTCGCGTTGCGCGGCGGCGCTGAGGATCACGAGCTGGGTGTCGGAAAGCTTGGTCATCTGGGGGTCTCCGGTTTCGGGGACGCGACCGTCGCGACCCTCCTACGACCCCGAGCCGCGCAGGGCGCGCGGCGGGAGTTCCGGCAGCGCCGGAGATCAGCGGGCGTGTTCGCCTTCGCCGAAAGCGCTGTCGGTGATGCGCTTCAGGAGGCTGGCGTAGTGTTCGAGGATGCCGACATGGCCCCAGTTGATCTCGTCGGGGTGGGCGCTGAAGTGGTCGTCGCTCAGCGCCTGCAGCCGGGCGAGCCTCTCGTCGATCTCGGCCTTCTTGCCGATGAAGGCCGCGAGCGCGGCTTCCTTGTTCCGGCGCGCCCTCTCGGCGCGGGCCTCAAAGCGCGGGGTGGTGATCGGGTTCAGGCGGGTCGTCATCGTGGTGGCTCCTTGGTGAGTTGCATCGTCCTCGTGGGATGGACGTTCGCTCTATCCGCGAGGCTTATCAACGGCATAAGCATCTGACTTTGAATGATAATCGGGGCTGGCGATGCGGGGCATGAGCGAGCGCCAGTACGCCGCCCATGTCGGGCTGTCGCGCGGCGCGATCCAGAAGGCGAAGGCTGCCGGTCGGCTCGTCCTGCACGAGGACGGCAGCATCAACGCGGTCGCCAGCGACGCGCGGCGGGCGGAGACGACGGACCCGTCGAAGACCCGCAAGCCGCCTGCGCCGAAGCTGAAACCCGTGCCCGAGGCCGCCGTCGCCGCCGTGGGCGACACACTACGCGAACAGGGGCTGTACTCCCCGGCCGTCGGCGGCGGCACCACGTTCCTGCAGGCCAAGACCGCGAACGAGGTGCTGAAGGCGCAGGAGCGGCGTATCCGGCTCCAGAAGCTGAAGGGGGAACTGGTCGACCGTGCGCGGGCAGAGACGCTGATGTTCCGGCTCGCGCGCGACGAGCGCGATGCGTGGGTGACGTGGCCGGCGCGGGTTGCCGCGCTGATGGCCTCGGAACTCACCGCGGCGCTGGGGGACGGGTGCGAGGTGGAGGCGGCGCTGATGCAGAAGGTTCTGGAGTCCCATGTCCGCGCCCAGCTCGACAGCCTCGCGGAGATCCGACCCGGGCTTGGGTGAGAACGTCTTCGGGTTCGACGGCGCCGCCGCGCTGATCCGCGCCTGGTCGCGGGGCCTGCGTCCCGACCCGGACCTGACCGTCTCGAGTTGGGCCGACCGCCACCGGAAACTCGCCTCGCGCGCCTCGGCCGAGCCGGGGCAGTACCGGACCGCGCGCACGCCCTACATGCGCGAGATCATGGACCGGCTCTCGCCTGGCGATCCCACGCAGCGGATCGTGTTCATGAAGGCCGCGCAGGTCGGCGCGACCGAGGCCGGCAACAACTGGATCGGCTTCGTCATCCACCAGGCGCCGGGGCCGATGCTGGCGGTCCAGCCGACGGTGGAACTGGCCAAGCGGAACTCGCGCCAGCGAATCGACCCGCTGATCGACGAGAGCCCGGACCTGCGGGAGCGGGTGAAGCCCGCCCGCTCGCGGGATGCGGGCAACACGATGCTGTCGAAGGAGTTTGCCGGCGGCATCCTGATCATGACCGGGGCCAACTCGGCGGTGGGGCTGCGCTCGACCCCGGCGCGGTACATCTTCCTCGACGAGGTCGACGCCTATCCCGCCTCGGCCGACGAGGAAGGCGACCCGGTCACGCTAGCCGAAGCGCGGTCGCTGACCTTCGCACACCGGCGCAAGGTCTTCCTGGTCTCGACCCCGACGATCCGGGGGCTGAGCCGGATCGAGCGGGAATATGAGGCGAGCGACCAGCGGCGGTTCTTCGTGCCGTGCCCGCATTGCGACGCGCTGCAATGGCTGAAGTTCGAACGGCTGCGCTGGAAGAAAAGGCGCCCGGAGACGGCCGAGTATCTCTGCGAGGGCTGCGAGCGGCCGATCGCGGAGCACCACAAGACGAGGATGCTCGAGCGCGGCGAGTGGCGTGCGACCGCCACGGCCGCCGATCCGGCGACGGTCGGCTACCACCTGTCGGCGCTCTACTCGCCGGTGGGTTGGCTCAGCTGGCAGCGGATCGCGCAGGCGCATGAGGCGGCACGGGGCAGCGACGAGGCGATGCGGGCGTTCCGGAACACCATCCTCGGCGAGACCTGGATGGAGACCGGCGAAGCGCCCGACTGGCAGCGGCTAGCCGACCGGCGTGAAGCCTGGTCCCCAGGCACGGTGCCCGAGCGCGGTCTGTTCCTGACCGCGGGCGCCGACGTGCAGAAGGACCGGATCGAGGTCGACCTCTGGGCCTGGGGCCGCGGGCTGGAAAGCTGGCTCGTCGATCATCTCGTGCTCGAAGGCGGGCCCGGCGATCCGGCCTGCTGGCAGCAGCTGACGGATCTGCTGGGACGGACTTGGACGCATGCGTCGGGTCAGCCGATGGCGCTCGCCCGGCTCGCGATCGATACAGGCTACGAGACCAGCGCGGTCTATGCATGGTCGCGCCAGGTAGGGTTCGCGCAGGTTGCGCCGGTGAAGGGCGTCGAGGGGTTCACCCGGACGAGCCCGGTGACCGGGCCGACCTATGTCGACGCGACCATCGCCGGCAAGCGGCTGCGGCGCGGGGCGAGGCTCTGGACCGTGGCGACGTCGACCTTCAAGGCCGAGACCTATCGCTTCCTGCGGCAGGACCGGCCGACGAAAGAGGAACAGGTGGCGGGCGCGCTGTGCCCGCCCGGCACGATCCACCTGCCGGACTGGGCGGACGGCGAATGGCTCAAGCAGCTGACCGCCGAGCAGCTGGTGACGGTGAAGGGCAAGCGTGGCTTCACGCGGCTCGAATGGCAGAAGCTCCGCGAGCGCAACGAGGCGCTGGACACCCGCGTCTATGCCCGCGCGGCCGCGTGGATCCTCGGGGCGGATCGGTGGCCCGAGGCGCGGTGGGCCGATCTGGAAGCGCAGCTCGGGGTGGCGAAGCAGGACGGATCCGAACCCGGTCCGGCAACGGCGCCGGCCGTCCCGACACGAACGATGCAGCGCCGGCGCACGGTGCGCTCGAACTACATGAGGTGATCCATGGCCACGGCCGCAGAGCTCCGCGCCCGCCGCGACGCGCTGACCGCGCAGCGGTCCTCGGGCGTGGCGCGGGTCAGCTACGACGGCAAGACCGTGGACTATCGCAGCGTCGCCGAGATCGACCGGGCCATCGAAGCGCTGGATCGCGAGATCGCCGCGGCCGAGGGGCGTCGGATCGTCCGGCAGGTCCGCGTGATGACAGCGAAGGGGCTCTGATCCATGGGCCTCTTCGACCGTTTCCGCCATCGCCCGACCCGCGGCCCCGCTGCCGTGCGCGCTCGTCTCGAAGGCGCCATGGCCAAGCGGCGCTTGCGGGGATGGAACCCACCGCTAGAGAACATCAACGCGTTGGTCGCATCAGGTGGACCCAAACTGCTGGCGCGCTCGCGCGAACTTGTGGTGACCAACGGCTATGCCGCCAATGCCTGCGAGGCTTTTGCCGCAAACCTTGTGGGTGACGGGATCAAACCGTCCTCGCTCATCACGGATGCGGCGCTGCGCGACAAGGTCCAGAAGCTCTGGCTCGCCTGGACGGACGAGGCGGATGCCGATGGGCTGACCGATTTCTACGGTCTGCAGGCCATGGTCGCGCGCGAGATGTTCGTGGCCGGCGAATGCTTCGTCCGGCTGCGCCCACGCCGGGCCGAGGACGGTCTGCTGGTGCCGCTGCAGCTGCAGCTTCTCCAGTCGGAAATGCTGCCCTTCGAGAAGACGGAGACGGCTGCGAACGGCAACCGCATCCGCTGCGGGATCGAGTTCGACGCGATCGGCCGGCGCGTGGCCTACCACTTCCGCCGGCGCCATCCGGGCGACAGCACCGATCAGGGCGCAGTGATCCCGGAGACGGTGCGCGTGCCGGCGGCGGATGTGCTGCACATCTATCGCCCCATCGACGCGGGCCAGATCCGGGGACTCCCGCATATCGCACCCGCGATGGTGCGGCTGTTCCTCCTGGACCAGTACGACGACGCCGAACTCGACCGGAAGAAGACCGCGGCGATGTTCGCGGGTTTCATCACCAAGACCGCGCCGGAAGAGCCCATGATGGGGGAGGCCGAGGCGGATCTCGACGGCACGGCCATTGCGAGCCTCGAGCCCGGCACGATGCAGGTGCTGCTGCCGGGCGAGGACGTGAAATTCTCTTCGCCCGCGGATGTCGGCGGCGGCTATGAGGCGTTCCAGTACCGCACGCTGCTGGCGGTCTCCGCCTCGCTCGGGCTGCCCTATCACCTCGTCACCGGCGATGTCCGGCAGGCGAACTACTCGAGCCTCAGGGCGGAGCTCGTCGAGTTCCGCCGCCGCATCGGCCAGCTGCAGCATGGCGTGATCGTGCACCAGCTCTGCCGCGCGGTGTGGCAGTGCTGGCTGGAGACGGCGGTGCTGTCGGGCGCGCTCGACGCCGATCCCGCGACGGTGCGGCCGGTGCAATGGATCCCTCCGCGCTGGGACTGGGTCGATCCGCTGAAGGACATCCAGGCGCAGGTCCTGGCGATGGAGGCTGGCATCACCTCGCGGCGCAAGGTGGTCGAGGCGACCGGCTACGACGTCGAGGAAGTGGACCGCGAGAACGCCGCCGACGCCGCGCGCGCGACAGTTCTCGGCCTGCGCTACCGCACGAGTCCCGGCGAGACGCAGGGCGCCCGCGCGACGCCTGCAACGCGGGCCGAGCCCAACAATGGCGCCGGCAACGATACGGACGACGGCGCCGCGGCGACCGATCCGGCCACCGAACAGGAGTGACGACATGGCAAGCTGGTATGCGATCCGCGCCCGGGGGACCGGTGCGGAAGTGGCGATCTATGACGAGATCGGCGCCTACGGGGTCTCGGCGAAGGGCTTTCTCGCGGAGCTGGGCGCGCTGCCCGAGGGCACGCCCGTCGATCTGCGGCTGAACAGCCCCGGCGGCTCGGTCTTCGACGCGGTCGCGATCCACAACGCGATCAAGCGCCACGAGGGCACCGTCACGGTCTGGATCGACGGCATCGCCGCTTCGGCCGCCTCCTACATCGCGATGGCGGGCGACGAGATCGTCATGCCCGAGAACGCCTTCCTGATGATCCACGACCCGGCTGGCCTCGCGATGGGGACGGCCGAGGACATGCGCGCCATGGCCGAGGCGCTCGACAAGGTGAAGGGCAGCCTCGTCTCGGGCTACGCCGCGAAATCCGGCCGGACGCCGGAGGAGGTCTCCGCGCTCATGGCGACCGAGACCTGGTTCGACGCCGCCGACGCCGTGGCGCAGGGCTTCGCCGACAGGCTGATCGAGCCCGTCCGGATCGCCGCGCGCTTCGACATCGGGCGCTTCCGCAATGCGCCGCCGGTGCTGGTCGAAGTGATCGAGGCTGAGCCGGAGCCAGACGGCGAAATCGACGACGCCGCGACCGATGCGGAAACTGCCGACACAGAGACCGCGGAGAACGATGAAGTCTCCGACGCCGAGGACGATCCGGCCGTTCCCTACGCCTCGGAGCCGCCGGCCGAGACGCCACCGCCCAGCGGCGCGCCGCCGGATCCTGCCGTGATCCGGGCCGAGGCCATCGGCCACGCCCGGGCCGTCGTCGACCTCTGCCGCCTCGCGGGCCAGCCGCAGATGGCCGGCCGCTTCCTCGAAGAGAACGCGAGCCTCGCCGAGGTGCGCGCGGCACTCCTCGCCGCCAAGGCCGAGGCTGAGCCCGAGATCGCGCCCCATCACCCGCAGCCCGGCCGGTCCTCGGCCGCGCGCCCCTGGGGCGAGGTCGTCGCCCGCACCTTCAAGCTGAAAGGATGACACCATGACCACGCTGAATGAGGCCACGCACCCCGGCGGCTTGCTCGTTTGGGAAGCCTTCCGCGACTACACCCGCGAGACGATCACAGTCGCCGCCGGCACGCTCGAGCCCGGCACGGTGCTCGGCAAGATCACCGCCTCGGGTAAGTACGCCGCCCACGACCCGGCCGCCGTCGACGGCACCGAGACCGCCGTCGCCGTGCTCTGGGGCACGGCGGATGCGTCCGGTGGCGATGCGCCGGCCGTCGCGGTCGTTCGCGGGCCTGCCATCGTCAATCGCCACGATCTCGTCTTCGCCGGTACGCCCAGCGAGGCCGAGATCGCGGCTGCGCACGCCGCGCTCCTCGCTGCGGGCATCCTCGTCCGCTGACCCAATCCCTGCAGGAGGCATCCTCATGGCCACCATGGACATCTTCGAAGGCGATGCCTTCACCATCGTCGAGCTCACGCGCGCGCTCGAGAACATCCCCTACAAGCCCGCGCTGCTCTCGGGCTCGGCCCTCTTCAGCCCGCGCGGCGTGCGCTCCCGCACCGTCGTGATCGAGAGCCGCGACGGCACGCTGTCGCTCATTCCGTTCTCCGAGCGCGGCTCGGCCTACGAACAGCAGGTGCCCGACCGACGCGAGATGCGCGCCTTCGTCTGCCGCCAGTTCAAGAAGCAGGACGTGCTCTGGGCCTCCGAGATCCAGTCGGTCCGCGACTTCGGCTCCGAGAGCGCGACCCAGCAGGTGCAGACCGAGGTCGCGTATCGGCTGCGCAAACTCCGCCAGGATGCCGAGACCACCTTCGAATACCACCTCCTGAACGGTATCCAGGGGTTGGTGAAGGATCCGAAAGACCACGCCACGGTGGTGAACTACTTCACGGAGTTCGGTATCACGCCTGCGGCCGAGATCGACTTCGACCTCGACAACGCGAGCCCGGCCTCCGGGGCGCTGCGCAAGCGCTGCCAGGCGCTCATCGAGAGCGTCGAGGAGTCGATGGGCGGGCTCTCGGCCGGCGCCGTGCAGGTCCGCGCCGAATGCGGTTCGGCCTTCTTCGCCGATCTCGTGGCCCACAAGGAGGTGCGGGAGACCTATCTCAATACCGCCGCCGCGGCCGATCTGCGAGGGCGTGTCGCCGACGAGGTCAGCTTCGGCGGCATCACCTTCCGCCGCTACCGGGGCGGGGTCGGCTTCACGGTCCCGACCGACAAGGCGTACTTCTATCCCGAAGGCATCGAGGGGCTCTTCGAGATCTACTACGCCCCGGCCGACACCTTCGAGACGGTGAACACGCTGGGCCAGCCGCTCTATGCCCGGACGATCCCCGACCGGGACCGCGACGAATGGGTGCGGCTGGAGATCGAGAGCAACCCGCTGCCTATCTGCACTCGCCCGCAGGTGCTGCGCTCGGCACGACGGACCTGACGGGTCAGAGCGTGACGCTGTATCGGGCGTGAAGATCGCTGAGATGCCGGACTAGCCAGTCGGTCGGTTCGGTGTCCTGCCAGAAGCGCCAGAGTTCCGGATAGCTCATCGCCTCGAACACCGGTGATGATCCTGCCACGCGCGCCCTGAACTCGTCGATCTCCTCACGATGGGCCACGAACTCGGGACCGGCATCCGGGTTCGCGGGCTCCCAGAACAGATAGAGCAGCGTCACGGGGCGGTCTGGAAAGGTCCGAGCCAGACCGAACGCATGCTTGATGAGCTGTGCAGCGTCGAGCCAGGTGTAATGGTCCGGGCGATCCCGGAGGCGCAGCATTTCGCGAAAGAATCCTTGGTCGCGCCGCGCGTCCCTGATCTGCTCCTCGTAGGCGGGCGAGAATTCAGCCCGGTGGGCCGACAGGTGTTCGGTCAGCTTGGACTCGATCCCGACCACGCCGCCGGGGCCCGACAGCACGACGTCGAGGTTGGGAGCGCGGCCGCCGCGGAGTCCGGTGGGGCATTTCCTTTCGAAGAGAAGATCGTCGAAACCGGCACCCATCGGCATGGCGAGGTCGGCGATCCGGCTCCGAAACGGCGCGAAGCAGTTGACTGCCAGCCCGGATGAAGAATGCGCTGCCCGGAACTTGGTCTGCAGCTCATTGCCGTCTCCGGACGACAGGTCTGCTTCGAAATCCTCCGGCAACACCTGCGGAAGAAGGGTGTCGCGGAAATCTGCAGCATAGCCTTTCGGGTCGAGGGACGTGTCCGGGTGCTGGCGCATGAACGCCTCTGACAGCGCCTGAACGGCTCGGACCCTCGTCGGGCGCTCTGAAATCGATTCCTGTTTCATGGGAGCAGTATAGCCATGACCAGCGCGTTCGCATCCGCCCTCGACGCGCTCTTCGCGGATGCGCATCTCGCGCGCGACATCGTCTACATCGCTGAGGGCGGCGCGCCGTCGCTGGTCCGCGCCATCCTGCGGCGCCCCGACGACGTCACCAGTTTCGGCGAGGCGCGGATCTGGTCGGAGAGCTTCCGGCTCGATCTGCGCCTTTCCGAAGTGGCCAACCCGCGTCCCGGTGACCGGATCGAGATCGACGGCGAAGCCTTCCTCATCCAGGGCGAACCCGTTCGCGACCGCGAGCGGCTCGTCTGGAATGTCGACCTGCGCCCGGCCTGACCGCGATGAAGCTGAAGCTCGACATCACGCCGGACCTCGTCGCCGCTATGGCCGCCGAGGTGAAGGCCGGCGAGAAGGCCGTCACCGCCGCCATGCGAGAAGCGGGCACCGGGCTGAAGACCGCCTGGCGCAGCCAGATCACCGGCGCGGGGCTGGGACGCCGGCTCGCCAACTCGATCCGGAGCCAGACCTACCCGAAGGCCGGCGAGAGCCTGAACGCCGCGGCGCTGGTCTGGTCCAAGGCGCCGGTCATCGTGGGCGCGCATGACACCGGTCCGCTAATCCGCTCCAAGGACGGGTTCTGGCTGGCGATCCCGCTGCCCGCGGCGGGCAAGTCCCTGCGCGGCGGTAGGATCACGCCCGGCGAATGGGAGCGCCGCCGCGGCCTGCGCCTGCGCTTCGTCTACCGCCGCACCGGACCGAGCTTGCTGGTCGCGGAGGGGCGGCTGAACACGAAGGGCCAGGCGGTTGTGTCGCGCTCGAAGACCGGGCGCGGAAAGGTCACCGCGCCGATCTTCCTGTTGGTGCCGCAGGTCAAGCTGCCAAAGCGGCTCGATCTGGATCGCGACGCCGGGCAGGCGCTGGACAGGGTGCCGGGTCTGATCGTGGCGAATTGGGTTGAGGGGCGGCTTGGATGAGTGCGCAACCATTGGAAGAAACCGCCGGACGCTCGACGGAGCGCATTATTCAGCGCCCACCCATTTCAACACAGCAAGTGCCTCTGGCGAACTACGAACGCGAAGCTTGATTTCCCCGCGTGACGTTTCTTCCGAAGCGGGAAAGCGCTCTTTGGTCTTGCCCGGATCAATAAGCCCTGCATTCAAGGCAGGCTTCCGAAAGTACCACAGGACCCACTTCTGATTCAGGACCGCTGAAAACAGCCAGTCGCCCTTGGCTTCGAAACGAAGTTCTCGTTCTATGTAACCATGTCCGGCCGGGCGCACCGTGGTCCCGCCACGAAAATGAGCATGGGCAAAGGTCAAATAGGCGTCGCGGACGGCAGCATCGATGGCTGTTGCCGCTCGTAGCTGTTCTTCGAGTCTATGCGGATCAAGCAGCATCTTTCCTCCCACCGCTTGGTTCCGCGCGGCCTTCATTAATCCAAACACCCTCGAAACAAACGTCAAGCGCGGAGTCGCGTGACAGATATGCCCACACCACGTGAAACCATCCTCGCCGCGCTGCACACGCGTCTCTCGGCGCTGCCCGCCACGGCCCTGCGGGGCGAGGTACTGCCCGAGCGCATCCCGACCGAGGGACTGCTGATCCTGCGCGACGGCGAGCCTGGGGAGCCCGAAGTCACGCTGTCGCCGCTGGCCTATCACTACCAGCACCGGGTGGAGATTGAGGCGGTCGTGCAGGGTGCCGACCGTGACACCGCCTTCGACACTTTGACCGCCAGCATCGGCACGGCGCTCGCCGCCGACCGGACGCTGGGCGGGGTCTGCGACTGGGTGGAGGCGGAAGCGCCGCGGCCGGTCGATCTGCCGGTTGACGGCGCGGCCGGCCTGAAGGCCGCCGTGATCCCGGTGGTGCTTCACTACACAACGGCCGACCCGCTCGGCTGATCCCGACAACCCGAGGAGAACACCATGGCACGAGCCCAGGGGGCGCGGGCGCTGATGGCGCTTGCGTTCGAGACGACCTATGGAACGCCGCCCGCCAGCGGCTTCACCCGCATGCCCTTCGCCAGCACGTCGCTCGGCGCGGAGCAGCCGCTGTTGAACTCGGAACTGCTAGGCTACGGCCGCGATCCGCTGGCGCCGATCAAGGATGCGGTGACGGCAGACGGCGATGTCGTCGTCCCGCTCGACGCGGAGGCCTTCGGCTTCTGGCTGAAGGCGGCCTTCGGGGCGCCGACCACGACCGGCATCGGTCCCTGGACGCACGAGTTCCAGTCGGGGTCCTGGACTCTGCCGAGCATGTCGATCGAGACCGGCATGCCCGAAGTGCCGCGCTATGCGATGTATTCCGGCTGCGTTCTGGACCAGGTCACCTGGCAGATGCAGCGCTCGGGCCTCCTGACCGCAACGGCGCGGCTGGTGGCGCAGGGCGAGACGGTCGGAACGACCACCAGCGCCGGAACACCTACCGCGCTGGAGCTGAAGCGCTTCGGCCATTTCAACGGCGCGATCAGCCGGAATGGCAGCGCCCTCGGCAATGTGGTCTCCGCCGAGATCACCTACGCCAACAACCTCGACCGGATCGAGACCATCCGCTCGGACGGGCGCATCGACGGGGCGGACCCGTCCATCGCGGCGCTCACCGGCCGGATCGAGGTGCGCTTCGCCGACCAGACGCTGGTGACGCAGGCGATCAATGGCGAGGCCTGCGAGATGGAGTTCGCCTACGTCCTGCCGTCCGGCGAGAGCTTCGCCTTCACCGTGCACGCCGTCTACCTGCCGCGCCCGCGGATCGAGATTTCCGGGCCGCAGGGGGTGCAGGCGACCTTCGACTGGCAGGCGGCCCGCGACAGCGTCGTCGGCCGGATGTGCACAGCAACCCTCGTGAACGATGTGGAGACCTTGTCTTAA